TGATGAGGGCGAAATCGCTAGTTACGTCGAAGCCACTGATGAAGAAATGGGTGTTCCACACTGTGGCCCCAGTCCCGACGACCACGAATCTTCTGCGGTCGTCGAATACGCCAAAGCCCAGCCTGTGCGCACAGGCTGGTATCGCTGTGTCTGGGAAGGTTCTTGGAGCAAGAACTATGGCGAATTATACTGGAATGGACAGGAGTTTGTAGAATTTGTGCGTGGCAAAGAACGACCAGTCACAGGTATGATCTCTTGGCAAGGCTATTCGTGGGATACCAGTAAACCATCTGATAAACCTACAGCACCACCCGAAGTTAAGTGCAACAATAGCAAGTGTGGGTGGTCTGGGGATAGTTCCGATCGTGTGGAAGATGATGAATATAACGATCATTGTCCAGACTGCGATGGTACAGACTTTGATTGGCTCTATTTTAATGTCGCCAATAAGATAGGACGGGACAATAGAAAACTGTATAATATCAAGACAGTGAAAAATCCCGCAGACATATATCCTTTTCCAGGATTGGCACAGGAGTAGAAACATGTTTATCCTAAGCTGTAGACACGAAGTAGCAGATTTAGATCATGCATACAATGTCATGACACAGGCTCATGATAGAGAGGGTAACCCTGCCGTATCTTACGAAACAGTCTGCGGCGCCTGTGAGGATAGATATAGACAGCGAGGTATACTATTTGACACACAAGAACAGGCCTGGGCATGGGTTAAGGAGAATACCGATGAGTGATAGTTATGTACCAGATTACTGGCGTGTAATAAAACTAACTGGTGAACCAATCGGTACAGAACCCTTATATAAAATTATAGCTACTTGGTCAGGTAGTTATCTGTCGGGCGAATCGTGGAAGATAAATTCTGGTATAGTTAGGATCAAAGAGGAAGACGATTGCTATGACATATATGGTATGTCAGGATCCGTTTATCGTTGTTATAAAGAGAATGAAAGTGCCAATTATTATATGCTGGAAATTTTTGGTAGTTATGAAAAACAGTTAGCGGAAATATCTGTTGAAATGACCATGATTGATATCAAAGATATTTTAGGAATATACAAATGAAAGAAATAGCTACAGTACTTATAGGTCTTTTAATTATGTTGGCTCTGGCATATGTGCTGATATTTGTTAGCCTAGCAGCTAGATATTAGGAGAGTTAAAATGACAGATCAATCGATAGTATTTTTTATCGTGGGTTGGGCATTTGGTATGGTTTTTCGCAGTTACGTCACACCCATGTTTCGATACATATGGGACGATAATATAACGAATCGCTGTACTGGTAACTGTGATCAAGGAAGAAATTGTACATGTAAAGGGGAAGACAATGCAAGTAAGAGTAACGGAATCGATTGGTGATTGTGGCTGTGGACGCAGTCCTACTGGCCGGTGTATAGGTTGGCACGGATTAACTGAATCCGAGTACCAAGAAAAGCAAAGGCTATATGCTATTGAGCAGGCTAAACAGTATGGTATGATGGGCAATGGTGCAATTATTAAAGACAACAAAGGAGAATAACTATGGCATATGATTCAAGATCTATTTTATTAAAAAAACCTATTAAGACTATGATGTCTTTAATGGCAACAGACCCCACTCAGAGAAAATTTATTGCCCAGCTTTATACTCGATTAGCTGAACAGGAAGTTTACAACAAAAACAACAGAAATCGTCGATCCAGTTAATCATGGGACAGATCTATCGTCGCGCCGAACAATATCTAGATCAACTTGATCCAGAATGTATCGGACAGTTTGTTGAAATAGGAACTAGCCGTAATGGTGACGACGGTAGCACTCCTACCATCGCTGGGTGGGCCAAACGATTTGATCGTCGCCTGTGGACCGTAGATATAGACCCCGATAATTGTGATTTTGTTTGCCGGATGAATCTAGACAATGTTGAGATCGTTAATCAGTCCGGCGAAGAATTTTTAAAAAAATTTCCTGCACACAACAATAGTATTAGTTTTTTATATCTAGACAATTTTGATTGGGATTGGCATCCAGAAAAGCCCGAAGATTTTGTGCTTGAACAGAAGCAACGCTATCGTATGCTGGGGCAGGATATGACTAATCTTAACAGCCAGCGTGCACATCTAGCTCAGATTGTAGCAGCCACCCTGGCATTGGGCAAACAGTGCTTAGTAGTCTGTGATGATACCTGGTACAATCGTTGGTGGGGGCACTATTCAGGAAAATCCGGTGCTGCAATACCTTATCTATTAAACCTAGGATTTACTGTCTTAGAGACAGAAGAACAACCGGTGTATGGTACTATACTAGGCAGAGGCATAGGATAATGGAGGACTCGCTATCTCTCGTAGGGGCTGTTACCAACGACAGTGAGATCATGCAGAAGATACAGTCAAGTCGCAGATACGCACAGAATCTATATGCTGCTTTTTGCAACATGCAGTGGCAACCCGCAGATGTTGTGACTATACTCAAAGATCAATACTGGACCGCCAGCTGGCGTGCCGCTGGCGGTATCGTAGCTAGACTAAGAGATCAGAATGAGGATTATCTAGATTACTACTGTTCGGGTATGGGTGGCCTAGCAGATTATGACCGTGATCCGACAGAGTGGCGCGAAGAAACAGGATTCGTACCAGAAGGTACGGTCACCGATGAAGTGCGTGCAGACCTAGCCAGATTAGGTTGGTATCCCGTGCCTTACACCGACGACGATTGATCTAATAGCCGCCGCCATTACCGTAGACCCAGTACCAGTTTTCGGTAGGATCTTTAAAGTGTGGTTGTACACCCAATGGTGTTGGGAATGGTTCGTGCACTGTCTCGCCGATCTCAGGATTGATGTTATAGGGATTACCGTTATACACAGCCGTTGCGGTTTCTGACATCATGTACACCGGTTGCGAGAGATTAGATCTAGCAGTTTCAGGCGTAGGTACAGATATAGGAGTTTTTACGGCTACACCTACCACTGGCGGAGTGGTAGGTTGTTGGTAATTAGCTGACCCAACCTCAGGCCAATTACTCGGAAATATAATGTCAGCTATTTCCGAATTTTCAAAAGATTCGTTGTACCCGGATTCGTTAGCCATTTATCTAGCTCTGTGGTGTATTATAACCACCAACTACTGTCACTGGGGCTGTTGGATATATTGGTTGGTGATAAGCAACTCCAGTCACTGGCTCATAACTATACATGGGACTATAATATGCTCGTCCTATTTCTGGCGATATATAAGCATACATAGGTGAGTGTCCACCGACTACTGTCACTGGAGCTGTTGGATATATTGGTTGGTAATTTGCCAGTCCAGTTTCTGGGGAAACTGCAACGTTAACATAATCGGCCTGTCCATATTGTGGGTATGACATAGTTTATTTCCTTTAAAAAAGATTAGTAACTGTATTTATGACGATTTTGGCAAAATTAACTGTTGACTTAAAAATAATACTAGCACATAATGTACCTATGCTGTTAGTATCAACTAGCAGTAATCATTTTAGGAGAACTTAGATGTCTGTAAAACTTAATTTAAAACGTTTCGACCTTGAAACCAAACAGGGTAAGTTGTTCAAAGCTTTGGTGTTAGATCGCGAAGTACTCAGCGAAAGCACTATCGCTCATCGTTTTGGTATCAAAAACCCCAGCGCAACCATCAGTAACATCCGTCAACGTGGTTATGCTATCTATGCCAACACACGTAAAGCTGGTAACGGTGTTACGGTAACTGAGTACAAATACGGGGAGGCCAGTCGCAAGATGGTTGCCTTGGCCTATCGTGCTATGTCAATGGGTTTAGATAAGTAATCTGACCACTGCAAGACCAGCCCGCGATGTCTGCGGGCTTTTTTACGGCTGCGATTTCTTACGATTTTGTTAAATAATTGTATGCCACGCCGAGTTTTTAATCTCGAAAGAGATATAAAGATTTCCGACTCTATAGTTGATAGAGTGCGCCGAGATGTGATCTATGCGCAGAATCTATACGCAGCTCTCTGTAACAATACCTATCAACCCGAAGACGCATGGGGCATACTGTCCAATATCAAGTGGGAATGTACTTGGCTTGCTTCTGCCAATATCATAGCAGAAATAAGACAAAAAGAAGAATACACCACGTGGTTCTGTTCAGGTTCGGGCATCATGATCGAGGATATAGCAGGTTTCGTAGAGGAAAGCTATGTCACTGAAGAGATCGAACATGATATCAACAGCATCGGTTGGTTGCTACTGTCTAGAAAATTCCTTGACATCTAGAGCGAAATACACTAAAATCTAGTTTTTAACCGAGAAAATTTCAATGGACGACAAGATCATTAACCTTGAAGAAGTCAAGCGTAGAGAAAATGGCGTGGGTGAACTGATAGATGATATCATCGAAGAAGATCCCGATGAAGTAGTGGCCATAGTATTCAAAGGTGGTAGCTATCGTATCATACACAGTGCTATCGACAGTGTCAGTAAAATAGTAGGTGCACTGGAAATAGCTAAATTCAAATTAATCGAAAACAGCGAAATCATCTAACATGAAGGTAAAGATTGGACCTTATGTCAACTGGATTGGGCCTTATCAGATAGCAGAAAAACTGTTGTTTTGGTTAGATCGGGACCACGAGCTAGTAGATCGATTTGGCGATTGGCTGGCTGGACCCGACGACAGGCCTAGTGTACTGTTAAGATTTTGCCAATGGGTGCATGATCGAAGACAGCGTACAGTAAAGGTCAAGATAGATCCCTGGGATACCTGGAGTATGGATCATACCTTGGCCCATATCATCTTGCCCATGTTGCGACAGTTGCGTGATGAAAAACATGGATCGCCACAGGTACCAGATTCTGATGTTCCGCGATATCTTAGGTCTACCAGTACCAGTCCTAGATCGGGCGTAGACGAGGACGCAGACCGTAATCTACACCAACGCTGGGACTGGATCCTGGGAGAAATGATCTGGACCTTCGAGCAGTTAGTCAAAGATGATTGGACGGATCAATACTATACCGTCCAGGCAGATGGTAAGAAGGATTGGGATAAAAAAGCATACACAAAAGGCCAACGTCGTCTGAGCCGCGGACTTATGTTTTTCGGCCGGTATTATCAGAGTTTATGGGACTGATATGCATTTAGAAAAAATTAAACCATCCAAGGATGGATATGCGCATGCCTATCGCTGGCGAGATAATATAACAGGCGAGCCTGTCAGCAAGTGGTTTTATACATTTGCCGAAGCACTGGACTTTGCCAAAGGTAATATTCGAATACTAAAGGTCAAAAATGAGCACTGATAATACACAGACTATATTGAACGCTTACGATGAATGGTCAGACAAATACTCTGTAACTGATCTCACAGCTGCTGGAGTCACATATAGGAATATAACTATCCCAACATCCAGTGTCACTGGCATTGGATCAGGGGCCTATACCATGACCTGGGATGGCTCTACCGGTGCCCGTGCTACTATATCGGACCCAAGTATCAATCCTGCTGTTGAAATATCTCATGAAGGGATAACTCTCAAAGATCTCAAAGCATCTGGAGATATCTGGCTCGGCGGCGAAAGCCTCCGAGATGTCTTAAAAGAGATACGCGACTCCTTGCGCATACCCATTCAACCGAAAAGAGACCCTGAGCTAGAGAAAGAATTCGAAGAATTACAGCAACTGGCAGATGAATATCAACGGAAACTAGAGCACTATCGTGAACAGAAACGGATATTTGGTATACTCAAAGAACAAGACCAATAATTCAGTTAATTGTATAATATTAGTATTGTATAATTGAGGATAGCCATGATAACTGTGCCAAAAGAGCCTTACTGGGAAAAATTAGTAACACATTTCTTTGATAATGTCTGGAGCAAAGAATTCGCAGATATAATAGTTTGGTTAGACAGCGAATTCAATATTGATACAGAAGATATACGATACGGTAATTCGATGACATTCCGCGACGAGCAATCAGCTACAGCATTTTTACTGCGTTGGAGTTAGTGTGCCGACTGTATGTCTTTATACTTGTTATAAAAAAAATATGTTAAAAGTATCATTCGATTCTAGAGAAATGCCCAACGATACTCGACATTTGGAACGCGACATATCAGCTTGGGCAGAGCTGAATAATATCAAATTAGATCTTTTCCTTCGTTGTTGGACCTATGCTTACACGGGTTCAAAATTTGAATTAGATTATACTATTGTTAATGCTAGCAAAGAGTCGTTAACACAGATGATACTAAAGTGGGGTTAGTATGACAGCACGACTAAAATTAGGTTCATATGCAGAGTGTCCCACAGCCTGGCGCAATTTCTTCGAAGCACGGTTAAAATCTCTTGAACGAGACGAACGGAAAGATGTGACAGTAGATGCTATAAATCAACAGTTAAAGGAATATCATGCAGTCTATCGAGATATCGGTGAATTGTCTGGGGAATTAATGTTTGAGTCAAAAGATGATCTTACTATATGGTTGTTAAAATGGTCTTAGAATTATGAGCATACAATTACATATTTTAAAACCCACAGATGATATAACAGCAGCCCTAGCATTCCGTGCCGGGATCATGGGAGCAGCGTTTGGCATCACTGCCGAACAGGATCGCGATCCTTGGGATCAATATGCATATCACGTGACCGCTGTGTCGGGCGGTGAAATAGTGGGTTACTATCGCACTATAACAGATAATCCTCGGGGATTTTACACCGAGTCAGAGTTTGACATCACCGGACTGGCGTTACCCAGAGATCAGATACTAGAGATCGGACGTGCAGCAGTAGATCCCGGTCACAGGCATGCTGGTACTATCCCTACTCTCTGGGGTGGTATACTGGAACTGGCTGCAGAGATCAATCGCAGATATGTTATTGGCACTGCTAGCATCAAACCTGCAGAAACCAACATCATTCAAGCCAGAGATCGTTGGAGGGAACGATACCAATATCTTTCTGGAGCACATGCTATGCCCCTTATTCCTGTGCCCGATGATCTAATAATGGGAGCGAATCCTGTGCCTAAACTTATACAGGTATATGAGCGTCTAGGTGCAAGGATCGTCAGCGATCCCAGTTGGGATCCTGTGTTCCGCACAGCAGATGTAGTTACCGTATTAGACGTAGAGGATGCCAATCAACGTTGGCTAGATAAACTTATTTCTTAGAACAGGATATGGAACAGTTGAAACCGAGACTCTTACACCAATTTGCTATGGGAGATGTCGAAGATCCCGAAATTTATGCCGCCGAGCCTATCTATCAGTGGGAGAAAAGTGAAATAGGGCAGTGGTGTCACCAACATGCTTATAATCTAAGATTTTATATCTCCCCTTCGCTGGAGAGTTTTAGTCAGACTGTGGATATCCAAGGAGACATGTCCGACGAGGACTACAGTTTCTTTTTATTAAAATGGGGCGCAGTTGGATCAGCTGAAAGATCATAGATTTCTAGTCGCTGATTATTACGATGAGCATATTGTTGTCATGATGACAGATTTCCGATATTGGACTGAGCACACAAAAGATCTATTAGATTGGTGTGATCGACATGGTTGTACGATAGAAGGTCTTACCATCAACATACCTGATCGAGAGACACTTGATTGGTTCGTACTAACCTGGAGTTGATATGCTGGTTAGTTTAATTTTTATGTTTGTTAATCTGTTTTTCGCCCTATATAGTTTCCATCACGGCTATAGATTCTCGGGATGGGTAAACATGATTGCCAGTTGGGTAAATATGGTAGCAGTATATACTTTAATCACTCATCTGCATTGATTTGACCAATAATTACCATAAATATATAATATAAGTTGATATCAAAAATAAGGAAGATGCTATGGAACTGTTACTTGATTGGTTTGCTGCTTTTTCAGTTGGTGTTTTAGCTTACTTGGCCTATAGAAAATTCTATCTTAAACGTCTCGAACAACAGATCCAGCAGGTATTACAAGAACATGTGCAAAAGTTTCTAGCAGAGTCTGTGCACAGCATCAAGGAAGAACAGCATGACGGCGTGACTTTTTGGTACGACGAACACAGTGGAGCTTTTCTAGCACAGGGCGCAGATGAGGTTCAATTGATTGAAAACATTAAAAGCAGATTCCCTTCGCATATCTTTGTCAAGGAAGGTGCAGGTGTACTAGCACGTGACACCGGGTGGGCATGGGAAGAAACTGTCAAAGTCGAAAGCATTATCTAGACTGTAAATCACTAATCTGTTATAATATCTTTTTATCTATTAGTAAAAGTCTCAGAGGCTATACGCGAACAACCGAACATCAAGAAAAAATAAACAAAAGTTTAAAAGGTAGAGATCCGTCATTTAGTGGAAAATCTCACACAGAAGAGACTAAAGTTAAATTACGAGAATTACATATCGGAAAAAAACGCAAACCTATGTCTATCGAATCTAAAGCTAAATTATCCGAAAAAATGAAGCAGATAAGAAAAAATAAATATTGGTCATCTAAAAGGCAAACATCATGAGCGGAATGCATTTATTACCACCAATGTATAACACCACTGGCAAAAGTCGTAAAAAATCCAGTTATAGGACCAGCGAGCAGAAACAGCGTGCTGAACGTGCTCGCGACGAATGGAAAGAACTGCTGGCGAAACACGGTGCAGAGCAGGAACAACGCAAGCGTGAACGTGCTCTCAAGGCCAAACCTTACACTCCAGACTCAGCCGGCCGTCGTCGAAACAGCCTAGATAACATACCCAGCAGCCGTCCTGATACTTGGGATACCTGTGCTAAACCTGAGCAGAAGGTCTATACCGGTACTGCCATGAAAGGTATTGGTACCATGCATAAAAGTAACATGGTTCCGATTTTCAGCGATGAAGAAGCTGTGGCTATCAGTCGCATGCGCAGATAAATATCATATTATTCCCAGGGAGATGCAATAGCTTGGCCAAAGAAGATATGATAAAAATGGAAGGTAAAATTGAAGAATGTTTACCTTCTGCTATGTTTCGTGTAAGATTAGAAAACAATCACCTTATCACTGCTACCTTAGGTGGTAAACTTAGACAGAATAATATACGTATATTATTAGGTGATCGTGTAGAAGTAGAAATGAGCACATACGATCTATCCCGAGGTCGTATAACTTATAGGACTAAATGATGGATATTAGAACAACTATAGATCTAATAGAATCTAAAAACAAAACGGAACTAGAGCAGATTAAATTGCCCTACAGCCATACAGCACTATCCCCGGTTATGAGTTCCGCGGAACTAGTTCTGCATTATGATAAGCTATATAAAGGCTATGTTGATCGTTATAACAAAGGCGAAGGTGATCCTGTGTTTAACGAAGCTGGCGCTTACCTGCACAGCATCTATTTCGCACAATTTGCCAAGCCCGGTGCACGCCAACCTCGTGGTACTATCAAAAGCATTATCGAGCGTAACCACAAGAGTTACAGTGATTTCAAGGATAAATTTAAAGAACAGGCACTGAAACTACAGGGCGCAGGCTGGGTTTATCTCAGTAAATCCGGTACGATTAAGACCATACACAATCATGCTAAACGCACAGACATCGCGCTATTGTTAGACATGTGGGAACATGCTTACTTACATGACTATGGTTCAAACAAAAGCAAGTATATCGACGGATTCTGGCGTATTATCGATTGGGATCAGGTAAATCACAGACTATGATAACTATCACAGACGCAGCTGCCCAGCAGATCAAAGAAATATTAAGTAAAGAATCCGCTGATGCACGACTACGCATGTTTGTTTCGGGCGGTGGTTGTTCGGGCTTTAATTACGGTTTCGCAGTGGAAGAACAGCAAAATGACGATGATTTCGTTGTTGAACAACAGGGTATACAAGTGTTGATTGATGCACTGAGCCTTCAATATGTAGAAGGCTGTACAGTCGACTATAAAACCAGCTTAATGGGCAACAGTTTCTCTATTGATAACCCCAATGCTACCGCTACCTGTGGGTGCGGTAGCAGTTTCGCTATCTAAACTCAAATTATCAGCTTTCTCCAAATCCGATAAATAATTATAAATTATCAGGATTTGAGAATATGGCCTTTTGGAATGCTACACAGATAATAACGATCAATGATGGAACGACTCCTAACGACGGCACCGGGGATCCAATACGTGATGCTTTTATTAAAGTAAACGAAAATTTCAGTAATGTGTCTGTGTTTCTAGCACAACCTAGCATAGATTTTTTATACGCCAATGTAGGACAAAATCTATTCGCAACATACTTAACAGCTAATAACAGTTTTTTCGCTAATGCAACTGGTACAGTTGCTAATTTTACTAGCAATATAACTGCAAATAATTTTATAGCTAATTCTGGTATATATAATTCTGGTGTCAGTATCACACAAGGCAATACCTATGTTGGTAACATCACTGTCTCCGGTAACCCAAAATTTACTGGCGGAAATATTTTAGTCAGCACCAATATAATACCTACTGCTAACTTAACCTACGATCTAGGTAGTCCGACTTATTTTTTCCGTAATATATATGCACAAGGTGTAGTTAATGTCAACACTGTCAGCGCCAGCAGTGATGCTGGTTTGCTAGAGTTACATGCTAATTTAGCGCCCGGTGATGTCAAGGACGTGGGTATATTTGGCAAATATTATAACACTGCAACCAGTTCTAATGCTTTTGCATTTTTTGGATTCCAGGATCTAACACAGAACTTTGTATATAAACAGACTACCACTGATGCTACATTAGGTAATAGTGTAGTCTATGATGGAGTCTATGGTAATACACAATTTGGTAGTCAGTTTTTAAGCAATGCAACCAACAGTACTAGCACCAATACTGGTGCGCTGATTGTAGCAGGTGGTGCAGGTGTAGCAGGCAATGTCTATGCCAATCATTTTTATGGCAATATAACTACCGCGCAAGCTAATATCACTAACGCTTCGGTCTCGGGAAATATCCTGGGAAACTTATCTGTCACTGGCACTATTTTTTCAGATGGCTATCCTGTGATAACAACCAATACACCTGGTATACAATTATATACAGGAACGACAGTATTTTCCGGTAACGTCAGCATGACCGCCACAACACCGAGCTATAGTCCTAGCACAGGTGCTCTTATTGTAACTTATGGTGGTGTAGGAGTAGGCGGTACTATTAATGCCGGCGGAAATATAGCATCCTCGACTGGCCTGGTAGGTCCTTTGTATGGCACTGTCATGACCAGTGCACAACCTAATATAACCAGTTTAGGTACGCTGACATCGTTGAATGCGGGATCTATTAGTGCTACTGGTATTGGTGTTACTAATCTAACTGCTACTGGATCTGTTAATTTTTCCGGTGCTACTTTATCAAACCTCCCGGCATTAACAGTTACAGGAAATATCACAGCAGGTAATGTCTCTGCGTATCAAATTACCGGACAACTTCAAGGAACAGTGATCCAGCCCATACAGACTAGCATAACTAGCGTAGGCACATTAACATCACTATCTGTCTCTGGTAATACAGCAATTAATAGTTCTTTATATGCTAATTCGTTATATGATAGTGGCAGTAGAGTATTATCTAGCGTCAGTATAGTAGCAGGCTCAGGACTCAGTGGTGGAGGTACAATTTCTGGTCCATCAGGCAGTGTTACTTTAGTTAATGCAGGCGTTACGTCAGCTACCGCAGGCACAGGTATCACCCTTAATCAAAGCACCGGTACTATAATCATTACTAACACAGGTATCATTAGTGCTGCTGCTGGGTCTGGTATAACTGTCAGCGGCACTAATCCATTAACGATCACCAACACCGGTGTATTATCGTTAACTGCTGGCGCTAATATTAGATTAAGTGCCAACACAGGCAGCATCACTATCGATTCAGTTTCAGGTACAAGCACTACTATAGCAGCAGGCACAGGCATTAGCGTTAACCAACCTACTGGATTAGTAACTATAACTAATACTGGTGTAACCAGTTTAGTAGCTGGCACAGATATCAGTGTAAGCAGTGCAACTGGAGCAGTAACAGTAAACGACACCAGCACACTGCAATCAGTAACCGGTCGTGGCGCTACAACAAGCAATCCAGTGACATTCACAGGGCAAGTTAATATTGGTGCTGATATAATCCCAACAGCTAATTCTACTTACAACATTGGTTCTACTACAGCATGGTTTAATCAATTTTATGGTGTTGCTACTCACGCATACTACGCTGACTTGGCAGAAAGGTATGTAGCTGACAGTGATTATACACCAGGAATGGTAGTAGTGTTTGGCGGTACAGAAGAAATCACCGTTACCGCACAGTTTGCAGATGCCAGAGTAGCAGGAGCTATATCTACAGATCCTGCTTATCTAATGAATGCCATGAGCCCAGGATTGCCGGTAGCATTACGTGGTAAGATTCCTGTACAGGTTGTAGGACCTGTAAACAAAGGAGACAGTTTAGTTACAGCAGGCAACATGCCAGGCTATGCTGTCAGCGTTGGAACTAATACCGCATACGGTCAAGCGGTGTTTGCCAAATCCTTGACTACAGATTTATCAGATGGCGTTAAAATTATTATAGCGGTAATACTTTAATGGCTAGTGTTCAATGGTTGACTAATTCGGGTAACTTAGGTGCGATACCACTGTATAATCCTGTGACGATAGAATTACAGGCAGCGGACTATCAATATCCTAATAGCACTGTTACCTATAAAATCATACAAGGTAGTTTACCTTCTGGATTGACATTAAATTCCAATGGCACGATATCAGGTTCAGCTGTGTCGGGTGCTTACTTTACATCAGAGACCTTTAACTTCTTAGTTAGAGCGTCATCGGATTCTGCCAGCACACCTGCAGATAGATCTTTTAATATTACAGTCAACGGAACAGTAAACGGAGATCTTGATTGGATTACACCTAGCGGGAGTTTAGGGATAGTTCCTGCAGGGACCTATTACCAATTGCCTCTTGAAGTAGTAGAAACACAGTCAAATGTCTCTGTAACATTTTCTCTAGTATCAGGCGTTTTACCCGGAGGAATGATAGTAAATTCTGCAGGCTACCTGCAAGGAGTTCCAGAACTGCTCAATGCGATAGCAGTTGATCAATCAACATCATTTGATTTTACTATACGTGCTACTAATAGTCTAGGGCATATTAAAGATAGAGCATTCAGTTTAACAGTGACTAACGTTACTGGTCCAGTCATTGAACCCACTACAAATTATCTCGGATCCTACTTTGACGGTACTTATTATAGTCAACGATTAACAGTTGCGGAATTGAATCCTAATGTAATAATACAATGGTCTAATATAGGATCTTTACCTCCAGGAATCTCATTAGATAACACAGGATTACTCAGCGGATATTTATTACCTAGCACCATAGTTGGATTAAACGGTCCTGCCGGGTATGATAGTGATGTTCCGGCTGCTGGGGGATCTGGGGCGATTTTAGATTATGCAGAATACGATTACGCCCCTTACGATTTTAATCAGCTGAGTCAGACCTTAAGTTATAATTTTACTGTTCAAGCATATGATGGTGCTAACTACGATCTACAGAATTATATCATCAATGTTATCAGTAGATCTGCATTTACAGCAGATAATGCCAACCTCACTGTCGATAATTCATATCTAACTACCGATGCAGGGAATGTATACATTCCCGTTATAACCAATGGCAACATTACTACACTGCCAGTGGCACGAGCTGGTGCATATTATGCATATAAATTCACTGCTACTGATTTTCAAAATGATACTATAACTTATTCATTAACTAATACCGTAGGAACATTTGATGCTTATGTTTTAGGGCAAGATGCTGGATTTGATTTCGGTGGCGATGATATCACACATTTAACCGGAGTAGGGTTCGATAGTTATGCCAGTGGTACTACGGGTACCAATAATCTTCCAGGATTAATATTAGATCAACAGTCTGGTTGGTTATACGGAAAAGTAACTCCTCAATCATCTGCATACGAAGTATATACTTTTGGTCTACAGGCCAGCAGAATTGTCAACGGTATAACTTATTCTAGCACACCTGTATATTTTAATCTCCCGGTATTAGGTAATATCAACGATGTAATTGAATGGACTACTAATGCCAATCTTGGAGTGATAGACAACGGTTCAGTAAGTGACCTGTACATTGAAGCTGTGACAAAAACCGGAAATCCACTGACCTACAATTTAGTAGATCAGGCAAATGTAAAAATAAGATTGCCGCAAGGTCTTGCTCTTACCAGTCAAGGGGAATTAGCAGGTCGTGTGACTTTTGAAGCATTTACCTTAGACGGATATGCTACATCTATAGATGCTAATGCCACCACCATAGATAGACAATATGTGTTTACTGTTGAAGCTACCGACGGAAACATCAGCAGCACACAACAATTTACCTTAACCATGGCCATAGCTGATCAGAAACCATACGATAATCTATATCTTCGAGCATTACCTGACCAGAAGCAACGTAAGATATGGTACGACACTATAACTAATACAGAAATTTTTCCTCCTGAGTTAATCTATAGACCGGATGATCCTTGGTTTGGTGTACAACAAAATATTGAAATGTTATTCTTGCCAGGATTGTCTCCTGATGATTTAAATACCTATGCTAATGCTATAGCAGAGAACCATTATACTAAAAATTTCACGTTTGGTAATGTTAAAACCGCGGTTGTCTTAGATAGCAATTATTCGGTAAAGTACGAAGTAGTATATGTTGAAGTTGTTGATCCTGGATTAAATTCTTTAGGACAAGGCCCAGCTCTTGAAATCAATCTAGCCGGAGTTATTACTAATCCTTATAAAGATTCTGTAGGAAACAGTTACAATATCGCCTATCCCAATAGTTCAACTAATATGATTGATAGACTAGTGGCTAACGTTGGTTACTATGATCAAGGATCCTTACCACCATGGATGACCAGCAATCAATTAGGTACAGTGTCTAATTCATTTGCCCCACCGTTGGGTTTTACTAGAGCTGTAGTATTAGCCTATACTAAACCAGGCGCCAGCAATCTTATTGCCTATAGATTACAAAATAGTGGTATTAACTTCAATAGCATCGACTTTACTGTTGATAGATATTTCGTAGACGACTATTACACAACAAATTTCAACACTGCTAGTTCATCTTACTATCTAGGAAGAGAAACGACATTTGATAGTTTACCAAATCAAAATATTGGCGAGTTAACCGGGACAGTTTACTACGGCGCTACAGTACCATTCGATCAAATCAATGGTAGAACTGTAGATTACATTAATAGCCAAGGTGGAATTTCAGGAGTTACTAATTTCCAGTCCGGGGACACACTAATTTTCGTGCAACAGGAAAATTTCTTGAACGCTGGGCCTTACGATGGTTGGGTGAGCTATCAAGATGCTTTCCTGGGAGATAATATCTTGACTCCTGTAGTCGAAGGTTATGATTCCGAAGCCTACGACAAATATTCACTGATACCCGGATTTTTAGAAAAATCTCAAGGAACTAGTGCAGTCAATGAACGTGGTGGTATCTGGCAGATACAAATTGTCAATAACGTAGTAGACTTGGTATTTGTCCAGGAAATAGAAATATTCCAAAGAGTCAGAGTTTTGTTTGGACAGTATGGTGGTGCTATCATGTACTATAACTTTAATTTAAGTGTGGGACAGACCGTTCCTTATTATATCGTCTATAACTATAATACCATAGCTATAAGAAATCGCACTACATTCAATGGGGATTCGACTAAATTCTTTGATCTACGAGATCAGTATTATGCCCCGGGGACCAACGACCATATCTTGCATTTCCCTAAAGAGAACACATTCGTTTAAATAAATAACATATAAAGGTAGACACGAATGGCATCAAATATATTTCCAAATAACATCGACATAACTTATCCTATCGCAGGACAGGATAATGATACACAGGGATTTCGGACAAATTTTACTAACATACGCAATAATTTCGTTACAGCTGCCAGCGAGATCACAGCGATACAGGGTAATGTAGCTACTCTGCAGGTTTATGGTAACAGCAGTTTTGCCAGCATCGTTGCAGGCGGTAATAGTCAAGCTACAGCGACACCGATAACTACACAGGTTACAAAAGTGACTTCGGCTTCTGCTGGAACAGGTATCTTACTGCCTACTCCTACATATCCAGGTCAGATAGTTTATATAGATGCTGGTGAGAATTCACTGAACGGAGTTTATCTATATCCAAGTGCAGGTGGTCAGATTGATGAAGCAGGCATTAATAATCCTGTTCTATTAGCTACCAGTGCGTATTGGATTGGCATCTGCGAATCGGTGAATCCCCCACAGTGGGCCAGTTGGTTAGGTCAATTCACAGGGTTAGATGGAATACAGATAACATACAGCAACGGTGGAACCACAGTCGGATTTGGGCCTAATGTCTCTATTCCCAGTAATGTGACTATATCCGGTACTACTGCGCTAGGTAGCGCACTACAGTTAGCCAACATCAGTTTAGCACAGAGAAATACGATCACCCCCGAAAACGGTATGCTGATCTATAATAATACTTTTAATACATTCCAAGGCTATGCCAATGGCACTTGGGGTAATATAACGTTAGTCTAAGGAATCGTAGATGGCATCAAATATCAACCCTTATAACATAGATGGTACGTTTCCCGTAGCGAACCAGGATAATCCCAGCCAGGGATTCAGAGATAATTTCACAAATACACGCAATAACTTTATCTATGCTGCTAGTGAGATATCTGATCTACAGGCAAAAGCAGTAGTTACATCTGCTCTCAATGGACAGACCATTACCAATGATATGGCAGGTACACAGTTGCGTAGGCCTCAACTATCAGCATGGACACAGAGTCTAATAGATTTAGGAGCTGTCACTGGCACAGCGGTTTTAGATTTCGATCAGGCTAATTTCCAAAAAATAACCACAGCAGGGCCAATCACACTATCATTTATCAACTGGCCTGCATCTGTAGGATCAGGTGCACTAGGCTATGGTTTGATGAGAGTATGGATCGATGTTACTAATGTTACCCATACAGTTGAATTACCTCCTAGCGTTGATATCGCTATCAGCGACCTAGCCGGACATGCCGGAGATGGGCTGTTGACTTTTGATCAGCCAGGTAACTATATTTTTGACTTTAGTTCTATCGACGGTGGTACAAATTATCTAATATTTGATGTTACACGAAATCGTGCTAGTTTCCGTGATCCAAGCATATACTATAACCCAACTATGACACCTACATTTATGTTAGGATTTGGGCCAGCATTAAATTATGCGCTGGCATTAGAAGCTGGGCAGAATGCCGTTGCTGTCAACGGATCAATAAACACAGTCGGAGCAGGAAATCTATCACTTGCTAATATTAATAATTCAACGCTAGATACAGGACATATTGGGGGATATACTGTTACCGGTATACGTGGTAACCTAGCAGCTAATGTGTTTGTTCCGGTACAGAGCGATGATTATCTGGGATATGTTAATGCCGTAGATCTTACTGGATATAACGGTACATCCAATGCTTTCCAACAGACAGCTAGCATGGTATTTTATGCTACCGGATCAAATGTAGCCTATGGATTAGGTGGTAATATTGCATTCTATACCAAACCTGACGGTGGGGAATTACCACAGGGTATACATTCTGTGGATCAAGCATTAGGTTTAGAAAACGATCAAAGTGCAAGATTTTTTGGTAATGTGATATTATCAACTTCTGGTGTACCTGCTACCAGTAGTAGCGCAGGAGTTGCTGGTCAGATCGCCTGGGACAGCAATTATTTCTATGTCTGTACTGCTACCAATACCTGGAAACGCATAGCCTACACCGGCACCAGCTGGTAATCAATATCTTTGACAGTCATACAAACTCTCTAGTATAATAATACAAAAGGAGTAAGTATGACGATCGATTTAAACAAATATTCTGAATTCGTAGGTGCAGTTACCAGTGAAGCCAGCAACGATTTAACCACTTTTATGGATCGTTTAGATGAATTAGATGGTAATTTTGATTTTAAAACTAATTCACACGGACCATACGTTAACGTGCCGCTGTTGCTAACTGGGGCATTGGGACTAGCAGCCGAAACCGGTGAATTCTGTGAAATACCTAAAAAAATGTTTTTCCAAGGTAAACCACTGACCGAAGAAAATCTTTTTCACATGAAAAGAGAATTAGGTGACATCATGTGGTATTGGATCAACGCCTGCCGAGCACTACAGCTAGACCCCAATGATGTCATCGCTGAAAATGTCCGCAAATTAGAAGCACGCTATCCTGGTGGTAAGTTTGATGCACACTATAGCGAAAATAGGAAATCTGGAGATATCTAATGGGACATCCACTGACCCCCGATCTTAGTAAGCTAAGCCAAGAAGATCTTACTAAAAAATACAACGATCTTATGGCTAGATTTACCAGTGCTTATCGCATGGGCAAGCCAGATATGGTCTATCAACTGCAATTATTAATACAAGATTATAAAGAAGAGATTTCTCGACGAGAGCAAAAAGCACTAGAAGAGATGCAGAAACAGTCCGGGAATTTTAAAGGCATAATCGATATCAAATGAACTACGATCAGTACGGACAATGCTGGACCACTCCGGAAGAACTATGCGATTTATTATACCAGGACCCTGATCTTTCATTAGATAAATTTTTAGTAATGATGGGCGGAACGCCAGGCGCACAGGATGCCTACCAGTATAATCGCAGCGTTGATGAACTTTACGCCGATTTACCTAAAATCCGTTTTCTCAGAGAGATCGATCAAACTGTCGAAGAGTTTGATTGGGGACAGCAGTCTAACTGGTACATGCCCAAGGAATATAAAGAATTAGATATAGCACAGTGGTTACTGGATCAGTGCACCACACAGGCAGAACTACAACGTGTAGGCGAAGAATTATTACTGTTCCATGAACGTGAAGCGTTCAATCTATTACGCTATCTAAAGTACTTTGTTGATACCTTGCGTGCAAATAACGTAGTCTGGGGAGTGGGCAGAGGGTCAAGCGTAGCTAGCTACTGTCTTTACCTCTTGGGTGTGCATAGGATCAACAGTCTTTACTACGATCTACCAATAAATGAATTTTTGAAATAAACACGGCATATAAATATCAAGACACAGGAGAATGACAAATGGCCAAGCTCTATAAAACAGCACGCGGCAAGATGATTGATGTAGACCGCATTAAACTACAGAATGAAAACACCTTGACCGTGGGAAATATGAAGACCAATGCTCGAGGTGATCTACTAGGTCCAAAAAATGAAATAGCAGTCAGCAGAAATCAATTAATGGATCAGATCTACTCTGTTCCAGAAGCAGATACACCTTACAGTCCCACTGACCCGGAGAACTACATGGCACAACAACGATTAATCGAAGCCACAGATGCAAAAAAACTCAATGATTTAGCTAAAAACCTAACAGTTCCGGTGGAAAAACCTGCAGAATCTGTTGATTCGGCACCACAACCTGCAACACGAGGTAGTCTAGCCAGTAGTGTAGCAAAATCACAGACTGTGACACAGGAACCACTACCTGATCCTAGAACTGTCCGCAAAAACAATGGACCATCGAGGATCTAACAGATGATCACAGCCGTTAAGATTAAAACTATTCAACCATTAAACGATCACGTTATAGTGTCGGACATGAATTTTGGTGAACGTCGCACCTCAGGTGGTTTGTTCTTATTAAATGACGATGCCCGTTCAGCTGGTATCAGACCACGTTGGGCACGGGTTTATGCAGTAGGTCCAGATCAACAGGATGTGCAGGTAGGTCAGTGGATCCTAGTAGCACACGGGCGATGGACACGCGGCGTCAAGATCGAAGATGATTTGGGCGAGCATGTCATACGTCGTGTAGATCATGCTGATATCATGTTAGTCACTGACGAAGAACCTGCAGACGACACACAGAGCTCAGCAGTCGCTGTAGAAAGTCGAGAACGGTGGTAGCACTGTGGGGTTCCGTAAACCTGATCTTAGAGAGGCACGCAGTGCTATCGCTCAGATGTTAAGAGAAATAAACAGTCCTTACAATGACGGTTTTACCAGTTATCATTGCAAATATGAACTATTCCTGTTAAAATCATGGTTAGATGAACAGTACAGCAATCTACCACAATTTGATGACGAACCGAAATGGCAGGAAGAATGGGAGCAGGAACGAACGATAAGGATATTGAAATCCTAGCCTTGAGAGATGATCTCATGGTGCAACAACAGATCTCGGGAGCATGGCAACATATGGTTGGTGTTATCATGCTCAACCAAACAGGTCGCAAACCAGTAAAAATAGTATTGCCCAAGTTTTTAAGTCTTTGGCCTACGCCTAAGTTATTTCTAACTAGTACACTAGAAGAAGTCAAAGATGTCATACGACCATTAGGTATGGTAAATGTGCGCGAACACAGATTACGACGCATGAGCGAAGACTTTTTGACTTGGGACGGTATAGATGCTAAAATGCTGTATGGCATCGGAAAATATGGTTCAGACAGCTACGAAATCTTTTTTAAACAGAACTATAGTGTAGAACCCACAGACAAAGAACTCAAGAGATATTTAGAGGAAGAAATAAATGCGTGAACTTTGGACAGAAAAATTTAGGCCCAAGACTGTTGGCGAATATGTGTTTACAGACGAGAATCAGCGTCAACAGGTCTCACATTGGATCAAAGAGGGAATGATACCACATATCTTGCTCAGTGGCAGCCCCGGAACTGGTAAGACTACACTGGCTAAGGTATTGATCAATGAGCTGGGTGTTAACGACTTTGATGTCTTGCATATCAACGCCAGTCGTGACAACAACGTTGACACTATACGTACTCGTGTGGAAGGGTTTGTCAGCACCATGCCATTCGGCGAGTTCAAGATAGTATTGCTAGATGAAGCGGATTATCTCACAGTCAATGCACAGGCTATATTACGTGGACTTATGGAATCATATGCAGATGTAGCTAGATTCATATTGACCTGTAACTATCCACACAGGATTATTGATGCTATACACAGTCGCTGTCAAGGGTTCCATATTGATAAAACTGATGTCACAGAATTTACCGCACGTGTAGCCACTGTGTTAGTTGAAGAAGGCGTAGAGTTTGATTTAGATACATTAGACAGCTATGTCAAAAGCACATATCCAGATCTGCGCAAGTGTTTAAATCTATTGCAAGCCAACAGCACTACCGGTAGTTTAAACGCACCCAGCGAAAACGATCGTAGCGTGCAAGACTGGCGTTTGACCGCAGTAGATTTATTTAAGCGCAAAAAAGTTAAAGAAGCCAGACAAGCGATCTGCAGCCAAGCATCTGCAGAGGATTTGGATGGAATCTTCCGCTGGGCGTACGATAACTTAGAACTATGGAGTGAGTCAGAAGAAGGACAGGATCGTGCTATACTAGTCATCAGACAGTCCTTGGTCAATGCTCCAGTCTGCGCAGATCAAGAGATCAACATATCAGCTATGCTAGTAGAACTCAGTCAAATCGATGGTCAATGAAAAATTTATTAAAAAATCCTGCGTTTTGTGTAGTTCCGTGGATTGAAGATTTTTACCATTTAGATGGTAAAAAATATCTGTGTTGTTATTCTCGGGTTCCTGTAGATAATCGGCAAGAAATCTTAGAAAAAATATGGCAAGGTGAAAAAGTAGATCATTGCCGTACTTGCTACGAAAAAGATGAAAATAATGTAGTAAGTCCTCGGATAGACGAAACAATCAAATGGTTAAAAAACGCAGAAATAAGAAATTTTTTTAATACAGAATCAACACCTGAATTTAACCCAGTATTCTATGATTTAAGATATGATAATAAATGCAATTTAGCTTGTGTCTCGTGTAATCCATTTGACAGCAGCTTATGGCAAAAAGAATTAAAAATCGTGCTCCCAAAAAAAGATCCTTTAAATTTATCATTGGATTTACATAAAACAAAAAAAATCTATCTTGCCGGGGGAGAACCTTTTTTAATAAAAGATTACATAGATTTGATAAAGAAAGTATCAATTATTAATCCAGATATCGAATTAGTAATTAATACCAATTTAACTTATATTCCCGATGAAATAATCGGTTACTTAAAAAAAATTAAAGATGTATTACTTGTGGTATCAATTGATTCTACAGGAAAAGTAAATGAATATCACAGGTATCCTATGTCTTGGAATAAATTAATGGAAAATTTAAATATAGTCTCTTCCAATGATTTTAAAATTATGTTCAATACTGTAGTTGATGCTGTATCTATCTGGGGGTTTGATAGTTTCGTTGAATTAGAATCGTTTCCTGCGTTTTGGAATTTGTCTAACTTAATAGGCGCTAAAAGTTTAACTATAGAAAATTTACCATCATCTCTAAAACAACATGCCTACAATAAAATTGAACATCTTAAAGACATTAGATTTTATAAAACAGATATAATTTTTAAAAAAAATGTAGATTTTCTATTAGAAAACAAAGTTTTAAACCACGGTTCCCATGATAGCCTTAGACATTTTATCAATGAATTAGATTCGAGAAGAAATATTAATCATACAGATTACCTAGGAGTAAATTTAACAAATGACCACTAAAAACATCTATCTAAACGCTTATTATACAGCGAGACCACGCGATCCTAGACAGACACACGTTAAAGGATATATGAGCGATCCCGCAAATATCGCTTATGATGAACGCATCGAGTTTGCCAAAGGCGAGAAGAAATCTGCTATCTCTACTGCAGGTGTTATACTCAATCTCAACACTAAAAAGATTGAGCGCAATAGATTCGGCGATGGCAAAACCTTTGACGAATTGTTTAAATATTTCCTTGAAGCATACCCGCAATATGTGATACAGGTCATGGCACAGTTAGACATGGCATACTTAGAACAATTTATTCCCAAAGAAGAGACTGTAGAGGAATCCTCAGACACTGTTGACGTAGAAGAAAAACCTAAAAAATCTCGCAAGAAAAAGTCTGCAGATGAAAAAGTTTCGGCAGAGTGAATCGGGCGATAGGGGTTGGTTTGTAGGCGCATTTGAACGTGCTGTCTACACAACCGACCAATTTGAAGTAGCCTATATGTTTGATAGTGCAGGAACACACAGTCGCAGACATTATCATCAAGTAGCCACTGAGATCAATCTTATCACTTCAGGTTGTGCTGTAGTCAACGGCGAAAAGATCAGTGCAGGCGAAGGTTTTATCTTTGAACCTTTAGAACAGTGCGAAGTCTACTACCCCGAAGATACATACACGTTATGTGTTAAAACACCTAGTGTACCTGGGGATAAATATTTTATCTGATTTTTGACTTTCCTTTAAGTGCTAGACTAATTTTATTTTTTGTTTCCTGTGATCGAGGACCGTATTTTTTACCAAGATTTATAAGACGTAATTTTTCTTTCGTCTCTTCTGAATGCAGTTTTCCGGGTTTGTTTTTTCTAAATTCTGCTATCGCTAGCATTTTATTGTATGTGTCAGTAGACATTTTCTTTCCTGTATTAATCATTTTAAGATGTACCTTAGCAGACTCGGACATCGGTACTCCTTTATTCCATGCTTTTTTACCGACTAAGTTAGTTGCTCCTTCCCCACCATCTGTACGATTTAATAATATGCCGGTCCCTAAATCTTTACGACCCCACCACCGTATTAATCGGCGCTCGATCGCACATGCACCTAGGTTAGTAAGATTAGTTTCAAGTATAACTATTTTAGTTTTATCAATTGGAATCGGTATGTTACCATGTTTCGCCTTGTACCGTTTCCCGCATCCTTTACCGATATAATATGGGGTTCCTGCTTTAGAGGTTTTTGAGTCTTTACTACGAAGGTATGCGTAGACATAATAAATATTATTCATGCTGATAGTTCCTTATCGACTGTTAGAGTAGTTGGATATCCCCATATCGCGAACTACAATCTTATTTATGATGGATACTGTATGAAATATTCAATGTATAAGCCAAAAGTAAAAAAACCATATACAGGACCGCCGCGTCCTAATCTAATGACACATGAAAAACGCCTTAAAGAAACTACTGTCACTATAGATCAGCAACAGCGCATGATTGATGAACTGCGCAATCGTGTAGTTGACCTTGAGACCAAGCTCGCTAGACAGAATAACTATCTCAGCGAGCTACACAACCAACTGTTTAATCTTAAGAATCGTTAGACTCTACAACTCGTTATAAATCTTAAGTACTTCTAGCACTGCCGGGTGACGTTGTATATCACGGTGCTGGAATTCTACACCTGCTACATAATCACAGGTTTGATAGCGTTCTACTAGTCGTTGGAAATCTAATAGACCATTCTCGCTGTCCTGGCGATCTGCTTGTCGCGTGTCGCCTGTGACGACCATCTTGCTGCCTTCTCCTAAGCGTGTCAACAACATCTTCATCTGGCTAGGTGTAGCATTCTGCATCTCATCAGCGATGATATAACTGTTTTTGAATGTTCTACCACGCATGTATGCTAGTGGACTGATCTCAACGGTGCGTTCTTCTAACATGCGCACAATGTCAGGCTGGCGATAGTATTCTCCAATGATATCAAATATAGGTCTAGTCCAAGGTGCCATTTTTTCATTTAAATCGCCGGGCAAGAATCCATGCTCCTCATCATCAACACCAACCGCTGGACGTGTAACTACTATATGTTCACAGGCTCCTTCACGGAGAGCACGTAGTGCTGCTAGCACAGCTAACATGGTCTTACCTGTACCTGCTGGGCCTGTGGCGAATATGATCAGTTTATTGGGATCGTTTAAAAGATCTATATACTGTTCTTGTGTGCGGCTTTTAGGAATTAAAGATATTTGACGGCTAGTAGGTTTTCTATAGTGATCAAATTTTACTGCGTTGTTGCTATTTATACGTTCGGGGCTTTCTTGCAAGAATAATGCTTCTGCACGCTGTCTTCTTTTGGACAATGTCGTTCCTCCTTGAATGTTAGTGAACGGCTACACAAATATTTAGACTCAGGAGGAACCGACTTTTCAATACTGTTTATTTTTTATTTGTAAGCATAAGTATTAAGCTAGGAAGATGATTAGTCTAGTTTTTGATAAACAAAATATAATCTGTCGTTCTTATCCTTTTTAAACTCTAGCAGTTTTAAATTGTACTTTTCAGCTAGCTCTCCAACTATAGTGAAACTCCAGGGAAATATATCTACATACGGTCCTGTTTTATGCGGAATCCCAGGATTAGCTCTGAGATAGAACTTTCCGTTACCTGCTAATAGTTTCACACAGTGTGCGAATCTCTGTTCAATATCCTCTCTAGTGCCAAAATTAATAGATCCCAATGCAACGATATGATCATGCTTCCCTACATTCATGGTATATTCTAATACATCAACCATATAATCAGCACAGTCATTGTAAGGGTCGATTCCTGTGAGATTTTTAATACGGCCTTTGAATGGATGATACCCACAGCCTACATCCAATACATGTTGCGGATCTTGTTCATTAATTTCGTCTACTAACGCCCACCCACTGTAGTCATAGTCACCGGTCCTGGGCTTCCACATTTCAGCGAAGAATCTATGAATATAGCGTTGATCTAAATCGTCGACTATTTCCAGTAGTGTGCCATGATAATCACAGGGTAAATGTAGTTCTGCTTCAACGCGATCTTTAAATTTACGATATTTGGCTGGGGTCCAAGGTAACTGTTCTACTATAGTATTTTCATCGAATGTTAGATTTTGGTATTTAGGTACATCAAAGGCGGATTTTAGATTTTTTTCGATAAGTGCAAAAATTTTAGTGTTCATTGTATTTTTTCTCAAAAAGGATAAATATTTCTGTATATCGCTAAAAATTGATATATACACTTAGTTATCTATCGATAGAAAACTCCAATACAAAAGGAATCCTAAAATGAACGCAAAACAATTTGTTGAAAAAATCGTAGCTGAGAACCAAGCACTGTTCCAAGCTAGCAAGATCAACGTCAAAGCCTACTTTGATAGCAAACCAGCTCAAGAAGAATTAGTTGAGCACTTTATCGGTCGTATGGTCAACGAACGCATGAACATGGTTGAAATCAGCAACGCAATCGCACAGATGCCAGCTGACGCAGATCCAGTTGAACTAGAACTATTGACCAAACAAGCCATGGACGAAGCCGTACACTTCCGTTTAGTTAAAGAAGTTATCGAGCACATCCAAGGTGCACCAGTAGATGTTGAAGCTGCTATTGCCGCTGAAGCTGCTAAACCCACAGCTAAAGGTGCTGGCTTGTTAGAAAAATATGACGCTGAAAACGATGCTGTTGCACTAGCTGCTTATCAACTAGTTGCCGAAGGTCGTGCTGAAGCTGTTTGGTTCCAGATGGCAGAATGTATCGAAGATAAATTCATCAGCGGTGCTTATGCTAAGATCGCTCGTGACGAAGGCTTCCATGCTAAAATCGGTGCACGTAAATTAGAACAATTATTGAAAACAGAAGCTGACTTTGCTCGTTGCGAAGAATTAGTTGCTAAAATGCGTAAAGACTTGTATGAAATCTCATGCAAAAACACCGTTGCTGTCGAATCAGGTCGCGAACTAGTAGCTGCCGCTTACGGTTGGTAATATAAGAGGCGCAATGCCTCTTATATTTTACTAAAATTATTCAAATCAATTATTTAATGGAACATCAAAATCTAATCTATTATCCTGGCGGATGCTACGGAACATTCACTGAATGGTTAGTTAATTATTTCGATGGTGTGCGTACATCATTACCTTTTAACGAAAATGGAAATAGTCATAAATTTAAGGGCAATTTTTTTATACCCAAAGAAAAATTATTTGAACATATCAGACTGAATAATAAATTTAAATTTTCTAGAATACATCCAAATCTATTTGAGGGAATTAATCAAAACAAACGGTGTCATACATACGGAATGGCTCAAGTAATTATTGATGATATTGAATTTTTAATTAAACATTTTAATAAAATATTAATTTTGTACCCCGATTCGGGATCTGTATTATGGAAAGAAAATAATGGTTTTACTAAATCATTTCTAAGTGATGAGGTATTCAATGAAGATTATTCCTGTCTCGGATATCAGAAAAAGTACTTGCCTTCGATGCATTTTGATATAATAGATAGATTAAAAGCATACATACAAATAGAGGTAGATACTGAAAATATTAGAGCTTGGAATAAAGGAAATGTTGACGATTTCGGTAACTGGGAATTAAGAGAATTATTATCCTTGTACTGGTTTTCAAGATCTGAGGTAGAAATTTCATCTTTTCAATATGCGCAGAAGTCGATTGTAACAAATGATGTAATTTTTATTCCACTTAGTAGTATTAAATCTGATTTTAAAAATTACATAAAAACTGTACTGTCTTTTTTTGAAATCGATATGCAGAATGTAAGCGATCACGAAATAGAATACATCAGGCAGGAATGGCTCAAAAAACAGTTTTATATCAATAGAGATAACGAATGCCAGACTATTGTTAACAAAATCTTAAATCAAGAAGATTATAGTTGGGAACATATTTCTCTATCGATAATCGACGAGGCGTGGATACAAAAAACACTTAGAGATCGTGGATTTGAAATAAAATGTTATAATCTCAACATTCTGCCAAAGAATACCAGAGATTTTTGTAATCTATTAGAAAAACTATAATGAAAATAGGATTGAGTCAACGCATACTATATCATCGCAACAGAGCATATGATTCTTTAGATCAAAGCTGGTATGCTTATCTCGAGGATCATATGCTTACTTTTATTCCAAACAATTTAAAACAAGATTTCCAAAAACTAGCAGATAGTATAGATCTATTAATCATCACCGGCGGCGACGACAGCGTATTACGTCGTACTGTTGAAACAAAACTTTCCGCTGAAATGCTCAAACAATCAAAACCTATCATTGGTGTCTGTCATGGAAGTTTTTTATTAATAGATCTATTAGGTGGATCAGTCGTACCAGTTGACAGACACTCAGATACCGTGCATAATATATGGTATCGTGGGTCAGCACAAGAAGTAAACAGTTATCATAATCAAACTATTTCTCGAATACACACTTCTGGGAAGATACTGGCCTTAGATGACGACGGTAATGTCGAATCATGGATAGATGGAAAAATCGCAGGCGTTACCTGGCATCCTGAACGCATGATTAAACCTTGGTTACCAGAAGAAATAGAAGATTTTCTAAGAGGATAATATGAAATACATTTTTATCGCAGGCGCCCCAGGATCAAAATGGAGCAGCGTCTGTAAGAACATTTATTACAGTCCCGACCTCGATCAAAGTGATTATTCCGAAGCACGTACTTATTATCATGATGCGCCGGGAACCTTAGATCTCATGCATCTAGGCGCATACTTTGATCCAGGTATGGAGTTTGGTGATTGGTTTGATCGATTAGATCAACATACCCGAGAAGAGTGTGAGCAGGAATTCGATCGCCCATTCTCAGGCACGGGTGTCCGCATAATCAAAAGTCATGTTTTTGCACATCATGTTGACTTTCTAAAGAAAAACTGGCCCGACTGTCCGGTGATTTTAGTGCACAGAGACGACGATGCCTGTCTAGGTTGGTGGGTTAAATGCGGACATTTTGATATCACCTATCCACTGTACAACAAATACTATATCGATTTAAAACACATGGCCGAACATATTAAGCGACAAAACGCCGATATCTTAACAGCCTGGAATCAGTATGGCGGTTACATAGTCAATGATAATTTATCTGCTTGTCGTGCGCTACACATAACAGAACCTCCACAGGAATATCAGCAAGACTATATAAGATCAGATGTAGGGGTAAAAATCATATGAGCCAAGAACGTAAAAGCAGCTGGGACAAACTGGTGGAAAAAAGTGCGTATCACTTTGATGTTGATCGCATGGATCCACGGTGGGATACCGTTGTACACCTAGGTAATGTTGATGTATCTAACCTTACCTCTGACATAGAAGAGATTATCACACGTAGTAAACCGGCTAACTGGGAAACGCGGGGATTTAAAGGGTCAGGAATTGATGTACCTAAGCCTGAACTAGAAGATGAAGAGTACGATCTAGAAAGATTGGGCATAGATCCTAAGGTAACTATAACCAATCTAGATTGGACATTAAGTCCTAACTTGCAAAAAATCGCAGATTCGTTCGCCTTAGTTGATTCAATGGCACGTATACATGTACAGATGCCAGGACAACTGTTCCACCTACACATCGACAAATTGTACAAATGGTTTCCTAGTCATCCTGAATTAGTAGGACGTTATTTTGTACAACTGACAGATTGGCAACCAGGGCAGTTTTGGGAGTATGGTAACTATCATCATCGTGGGTGGAAAGCTGGTGAAGTGCATACCTTTGATTGGCGTAATGTTCCGCACTGTACCGCTAATGCCGGTAAACATCCTCGTGTTACACTACAGTTAACCGGTATTATCACTGATCAGACACAAAAGTTTTTAACAGAACTTAAAAAAACTATTGCATGAAGAAAAAAATGCTAGTGGTTTTAGGACCACAGGGTGCAGGAAATCATCTTTGGAGCAAGATATTTGCACTACATCCACAAGTATACGGTTGGCGTAGTCTATTAGAAAACTACTGGGAACCACACAGATTCTGTGAACCATTTGCTGAATACTGGCGCGATCCTGGACTATTAAAAACATTTGATTGGAATCAAAGCGATTATTATGTGACCGGTATCAGTGTTCCGTTGGGCATTCCGGGATCAGAGGAAAATCCTTTATACCGCCTAGATATACGAAGATTCCTGCAACAACTGATGTCATTAGATATAGCGGTACAGATAGCAGTCATAGGAAGAGATCAGAATATCTTACACAAACAACAGACTAGGATAAGATCAGAGCCTACTCTGCCTATGTTCTTAGAGGAATTAGAAAATCTACGTCCGATAGCTAGTTTCCTTAGTTACGAATTACTGCATCTTTATCGTTCAAGCTATCTCAGATCTTTAGATCTGATCATTCCTATAGCGCACGATAACCCGAAAATCAATGAAATATTAGAACAAGATGCCAATGCAAAATATATAAAATATGTAGAAGAAAACCCATTGGATGCAGGTAATCACTACGGGCATATTTTTAAACAAAAACCATGAAAAAACTATTGATCATCACAGGTCCCCAAGGGTCAGGAAATCACTTATTCAGCAGGATATTAAGCCTACATCCTGAGGTCTCGGGATGGGAGGAGTTGAAGGATCAATACTGGGTTCCTAGCGATCAAGAACCTTTTGCTGAATACTGGGTTGACCCAGAAAAGTTATCCGCCGATAAATTCGCCAATGGCGAATATTTTTTAGCTAATGTCAGTTGCCCTTTTTTCTTCGACGGTGTGCGCTATACACCTAAAATACTGGAAGTAGCCAAACGTGCACGGTTATTCGGAGTTGAAGTAGAAATAGCTGTGATAGTACGTGATCAGAATATAAATCAGCTACAGCAGTTGAGAGTAAGAAAAGAACACACCACACCTATTGCACAGGATTACTACTATAACATATTAATCCCCAGCGGACTGCCTGTGCACTTTCTAGACCACGAAGCATTTTTCCTGCATCGCGAGCATTATATAAATTGGGTAGGCAGGACGCTAAGATTCCCCGTTGAAACAAATCCTGAAAAATTATCTCGATTTATCACAGAAGATGCTAATCACAAGTATGTAAAATATATTGACAACCACTGGTTAGACAATGTAGTCTTAGCAGGATGTCAATCAACAAGACAACAGAGATTAGGTAAATGACCATTGATTTAACAGAAAAATATTTTAAAAAAGATCCTAAGTTAGGATTTTATACAGTAGGAGACCGTATCCACTATATTAAATCCCAGGCCCTGATAGAAGCGACACAGACTAATCAATTCCCGCACTGGAATTTTAATAATGATATATTCGGAATGCTAGATTGGGCAACGGAGCCAGCCGACGACATAAGAGAGTTATATCGTCAGAGAGCACAACAACTAAGAGATCGCTATGATTGGATACGAGTAGAGGCCAGTGGCGGTGGAGACAGCACCACGGCTATATTCAGTTTCTTGCTCAATGGCATACATCTAGACGAAGTTGTTTTTAGATATCCAAGCAAAGGCGAAAAAGATGTAACTGACAATCCTCATGACACTAGACCGGAAAATACCTTGAGTGAGTTTAGGTTTGCTGCAAAACCTTTGTTACAATGGATAGAAAAAAATTATCCTAAGACTAAAATAACCATACACGACTACAGCGAATTTATACTAGACTGTGATTTTGATGATACCTGGGTACTGAAAGGCAAAGACTATTTCCAAATAGCTCATGTATTTAAACATGATCCAATTGGTATGAACGAGCATAGGAAATTAGCTGATACCGGTCGAGAAATCTGTGTGCTTTATGGTATCGATAAACCTAAGATGTGTATCAAAGATAACAAATGGTATCTATACTTCCTAGATCTACAGGCGAACCACAGCAACCCTGTAACTGAAGGATACACAAATATATCAATCGAATACTTTTATTGGACCGCTGATTTGCCTGCTATACCGCAAAAACAGGCTCATATCATTAGAAACTGGTTCATGAGACACGAAAATCAACATCTACAGTACCTGTTACGATGGCCAAACAGCAGTATCTCAAACAGGACGACCTATGAACAGATTGTAAAACCGCTGATATATCCCGATTACGATCCGCAGACTTTCCAAACAGCGAAGCCTACTAATAGTTTTTACAACGAAATGGATCATTGGTTCGCAGTAAATTTTTCCGAATCAGATGCATACAAAAAACAACTAGCAGGGCAACAACTGCTGGTAGACATGATTGACTCTAAATATTTTAATTATGAATTAGGACGACCTGTAGGGTTTGTAGGTTTCCTTAGTCCTTTTTACTGCATCGGAGATGCAACTCCTGCTAAAGAAAGAATGATAAAAGTTAAAATACAAGATAGGTTTGAGTAAAAAAACAATGGATAAATCTATATATAGGAAGATAGAAGAAAACAAAAAACTTGGATATTACCGAGTCAACGACGAAATATTTTTTTCTAAACCAGCAGCATTAATGCGCGCCACTGAATTAAATGTATATCCAAAATGGATTTTCAATAATCGAGAATTCGCCAGTTTTAATTGGTCCATTGAACCTGTACCGTCACTGAGAGAATTATATCGTATACGAGCACAACAATTAAGAGATTCTTACGATTATATAAGGATTGAAGCCAGCGGGGGCGGAGACAGCACCACGGCTATATTCAGTTTCTTGCTCAATGGCATACATCTCGATGAAGTCATCTTCCGATACCCTAAACAAACTGACAAAGGGGTCACAGATGATCCTTACAATACTAAAGCAGAAAATACACTCAGTGAATGGAAATTTGCCGGACTACCGTTGTTTAAATGGATCTCTGAAAACTTTCCTGAGACCAAGACTACTTTTTACGACTACAGCGAGAATCTGCTAAATGACGATTACATGAAAGATGAATCTTGGGTATTTACTACTAGAGATTGGTTCCAACCCGGGCACGGTATTAAACATGATAATCTAGGAAATAAAGAACAGCGAAATCTCGCAGACACCGGTAAGAAAATCTGCGCTTTATACGGGGTTGATAAACCTAAACTGACTGTCATCAACGGAGCTTGGTATCTATATTTTATGGATGTACAGGCAAACCATCCAAGCCCGGTAGTCGGTGACTATACAAACATAACCACAGAATTATTCTACTGGACTCCCGATTTACCAGAAATGATCTGTAAGCAAGCACATATGGTGCGTAACTATTTTGAGCAACCACAAAATCATAATTTACAGCACTTATTTTCTTACCCCAATACCAGCATACAACATCGTACTGCATACGAATGGTTAGTCAAAAGCATAATCTACCCAGATTATGATCTAGATACTTGGCAGACAGCAAAACCTACTAATAGTTTTTATAATGAAATGGATCATTGGTTTTACACTAACCTGCAGGGAACCGAGATTTACACTGTATGGGAGAACGGATTGAAATTTTTAACAGACAAGATCGATGATAAGTTTTTTTCCGAACAAATGGGACAAAAAGTAGGGTTTATTCCTAATACTAGTCCTTTTTATTACATAGGATCCTGCAATATACCTAAACCTAAACTGGCTTTTGATAACAAGGATTATAAAACACAGACTGGTAGACCTAAAGAAAAGATTAATTTAATAAAAGATTGCAAATTGACACAAATATTAATTTAGTGTGAAAAAATGATAAATAATCTTAGCAGCGCCAGCATCTCTGACGCCGGATCTAAATCGACGCCTAAGGTAATACCTTTTTACTGCTGTGTAACATGCAGAACGCCGAGCCGTACGTAGAAGTATCTACTAGCGAAATCACTAATATTTTACTTTTAAAGGAATAAAAAATGACACATCATGTTAAATGGGTTATCGCACACGAACCAATTGGTTTGTTTCTAAAAGTAGCTGATCGTTTCGCTAAAGAAGTAAACGAAAAAACCAACGGTATGTTCAATATCGAAGTATTGAGCTTGACCGACTATGCTAACAAATACAACGATGGCAAACGCATCACAAAAAATGACTTGATGTCATTGATCGACAGCGGTGCTATTGAAATGAGCCACATCTATACCACATGGTTAGCTGACTACAACAAAGATTTACACGCTTTAGATTTACCTTTTATTTTCACAGATCACTCACATGCCGATCGTGTGCTTGAAGGTGAAATTGGTCAATCATTGCTAGAAGGTGTAAGTGCCAACTCTAATATCAAAGCAATGAGCTTTACATATTCAGGTGGATATCGTGTTGTTCCTGCTAACTTCCGTGCAGATACAGTAGAAGCCTGGCGCGGTCAACGTGTTCGTACTAGCCGTAGCCCAGTGGCAGTTGATACATTTAAACTGCTAGGTGCAGAACCCTTTGAAAACATCGCCCTAGAAGAAATGAACCAAGCAGCCGATGCAGGTGTTATTGATGCCGGCGAAAGCACATATGTGCGTGTTTTCCCATTAGACCAATACAAGAGCTTTAAAGTAGTCAACGATACAGCACACAGCCTGTTCTTGACCAGCATCATCGTCAACAAAGACTTTTTTGCACAGTTCTCTGCAGAAGTGCAGGACATCCTAGCAAAAGCTGCTTTTGTTGCTGCTCGCGCCGAACGTCGTGAAAGCGTTGCTGATATTCCCAATATCTTAGCAGAATGCAAAGCCAAAGGTGTTGAAGTTGTGCATATGTCCGAAGAAGAGCTAGCTAAATTCAAAGCTGTTACTAGCGAAGTCTACAGCATGTACGACAACTACTTTGCCGACGGCCTAGTAGCTAAAATCAAAAATTCTTAATCAACTCCAGGCCCGCTTCGGCGGGCTTTTCTTACCACTAAGTATTAAATCTATATTATTTTTTTAACGGATAACTATGACTATTAAATTTAACGAATTTAGACTACGCAGCCTTGTAAAAGCGATCACCTGGAGGATTTCTACATCGTCAATTATGTTTGCATTATCTATGTATCTTAACGGCGATGTACATCTCGCAACAAAAATGGCGTTAGGAGAATTAATTATCGTATTTTCCTGGTATTTCTTACATGAACGACTATGGAATTCTGCATTTTGGGGTAAGGAGATCATCAATGCAACAGACTGATTGGTATTACATAGTTTTAGATCACTTACCACATCCGCCCGATCATCTAGTAGAAAAAATTGATAAAGTGTATCGTCCTGCACAACCCCTGTTTAAGCAAGACGACAAGAACTATTTGCGGGTCGATACAGTGACAGATTGGAAAAATCAAGAATATAATTGGATAAAGCCAATGGCGTCAAATCCAAATGTCAGGCATAGATTTACCAGTGAATATGAAAACTGGGTCCGTGAAAATATCATTGACGAATTCGATGATTATAATTCAGGAATTATGTTTTTTGATACCGAGCAACTTCCACACACAGATACCACAAGAAAGTATGTGTTATTATATAATGTAGAAACCGGTGGCAATACTACATTATCTTTTTGGCAAGAGGAAGGTCATCCAGTTTTTAGAGATCCTGGACTAGCTGTCAACAGAGGACCGCATCTAAAATTGATCAAATCAGTTAATGGGCCTGCAAAATGTTGGTATCTATTAGATACAAGAGTGATACATAGTGTAGAAAATATGTCGGGGCTAAGGGTCAATTTCCAAGTTAGTTTCAGTAAATTTCCCGAAAAACTAATAGGAAATCCTTAACATTTACTATCATGCATAATAAAGACTCTAGATAAATAATATTACTATGCCTGCAAATATTAAAGATTTATTAGACAATACAAAAAAGATATTCATGACCGATTCGGTTGTGGATTCTCTCATGGATTTTGAACGTGTACTAGATGAACTGGATCTGTACTCATTTGCCAATTGGAAATCAGGGGAATTGGTCAAAGGCCCCGATTATGAAAAATATTTTGTAGGTTGCACATTCATGTGGCCTTATGCTAAGATGCCGGACCCACGCGGTGCCGTACGTCTAAGTGACTACGATTGCGAAGTCAACTATCGACAGGATTTTTTTAAACATCCAGTACAAGTTAGACATCCTACAGATTTTAGACCTGGTACTCGAGTACCGAGATTAACTGATACTCCAATTTGGTTAGTAGAAATCATCATGCCTAAAAAACTCATGCACGATATCAAACAAGGTGCGCTAGAATTAGAATCAGGTACAGTAGACATGGAAGACATCGATCAAGCATACGAGACTGGCGCAGACAGCGATCTGCAACAGAATCCAGATCTAGACACAGGTGAAGAAAATGCGTGATATCCTCGAAGGTCTCGAACAAGGTGATCTCAAAAGACTAGTACACCCAGAACTGCACTGCGACGAATTCCAAAGTAAATTAGGTGATGACCGTGATGTTATAGTGTTGAGCTTTAAAGTCACTGGTAAAGAACCCGCAGAGGATCTAGTGAGTTTCGCAGAAAAAGGCTACAGTTGGGTCATTGATGCTGACTTAAGTTCTGGAGAAATGGAAGACGGCGATTACTTAGTGTTTATTGAGCTAGAACGAGCACCAGAATCAATCAAAGATATCGACGATTTCATGCACGATCTCATGAATGTCACTGATCAGAAACTAAGCGACTGGCGTGTGCGCTACTACAAGACACACAAACAAGCTCCGTATAGCCTAGAAGCACTGGAAGATCTCATACCTGCAACTCCCAAAGACTACGATCGAATCAACAACAAGACCGATCTCGACGAGATGCGCACAGCAGCAGGCATACCAGTTACTACACGTGCTCCTAAAAACGATCACACAGAAACTCTAAGAAATTTAGCAGGCATACGCCGATAATCAGCTAAATACAGTTATCAATACATCCGGAGATAACTATGAGTTTTGATTTTAATTTTACCGAAGATCAGTTGCGTACACTATTACACGATAATGCCAAAACCAGCGAATGGTTCCAAGCATTAAATGATGTGCTACCACGCTACGAGATCACTAGCGTCAATCGTGTGGCTATGTTTATAGCACAGACCGCGCATGAATCAGCCGACTACACAGCACTACAAGAAAACTTGAACTATCGCGCAGAATCATTGCTGCGTGTATGGCCCAGCCATTTTTCAGCAGATACTGTAGAAGAATATGCACATAATCCAGAAAAAATCGCTAACTGTGCTTACGCCAATCGCATGGGCAATGGCGACGAAGAGTCTGGTGATGGGTGGCGCTACCATGGTCGAGGACTTATACAGTTGACTGGCAAGACCAACTACGAGCATTTTGCTGCCAGTATTGGTAAGAGCCTGGAAGAAGCAGTAGAGTACTGTGCAACACCTGACGGCGCTGTAGAGTCTGCCTGCTATTTCTGGAAAGCACACGATTTAAATGCCAAGAGCGATGATGGTGATATCGAGCATGTTACACGTGCTATCAATGGTGGCACATTGGGTCTCGAAGATCGCACCAATCGCTACAATCAAGCCTTAGATCTTTTCCAAAGCTAATAGCATGATGTCGTGGATAGTCAATCTCATCGTAGGCAACATACCTGTATGGATCTGGCCAGCTCTAGCAGGGGCCGGTGCAGGGGTGTACTTTGTTGTAGGATTTCTATCCAGATTGCCACAGATTAAACCCTGGGCGTTGATTATCAGACCTTTGGCTGTGATACTATGCTTATTCGGCGTTTTTATGTCTGGTGGATCGGGAGTGACCAGTATCTATCAAAACGAGATCAAAGACATGCAGGCAAAGGTCAAAGCAACTGAAGCGCAAAGCCAAGAAACTAACACAGTTATACAAAAAGTCTATGTAGATCGTGTCAAGATCATACACGACAATAAACAGGCTGTACAGGCACGCATACAGACAGCAAAAACACAGTTAGATGCTACATGTAAAATCACACCAGACGTAGTGTCTATATTGAATCAAGCTGCTGGAGGGCAACAATGAAATATGTCGGCTTGATACTAGTCCTGTTCTTAAGCGCCTGTTCCACTACACCTTTTGTAGAAAGAAAGTTCCCTGACGTGCCCAAAGATCTAATAACAGAATGTCGCAATCTTCAGCCTATAACAGAGAAAAACCCCAAGTTCAGTGATGTATTGACTTCTGTCACTGGCAATTATTCACAGTACCGGGTCTGTCAGACCAAAGTAGATTCATGGATCAAGTGGTACAATGATCAGAAAAAAATATTTGAAAGCGTAAAATGAAAAAATTATTAATCCTGCCTTTAGTACTAGCACTCAGCAACTGTGCTGTATTAGAAGCTTATAATACAAGACCTTTTGATTCCAGCGAGTACCAACTGATCACTACCATACGGGACAGCGCAGAAGTATCTAAAAACGACTGTGGCAGTCCTGTACAGAGCAAGATCAATGCTTCAGCAGTAGCAGATCAAACACGCTTATACAGCGTCTATGAGAATGGTCTTCCCAATGACACAGACAGTGCGCGAGCAGCCGTAGCATTAGATTCTATAGCGCAGGAATTAAACACTAGATACCGCACAGCAAAATCTGTTAGCAAATTCTACTGTGAAGCTAAATTCACCAGTATCGCTAACGCAGCAAAATTAATACAACATGTACAGGGAACAAGACCAAGATGAACTACAACGAAATCTTCCAAGAATTAGAACAGATAATTACCTCAAATGACGCAGTGTTCGCTGACGCAGCACGTACCATCAAAGATATCGCTCAACAGTGCCAGTCTGGACAGATGTCTGCAGATGAGACACAGGCTGTGCTAGCGGATGTACAGGCACAGTTGGAAATAATCAACGACATGGGGCAACTGTCGATGAAACAGACTCTGCATACTGTTATCAATGGTCTGATCGCTCTAGCTGGAGCTGTATAACTCTATCGATGTATCATCAACCATGTCAGTGAAAATTCAATTTATATTAAAACGTCGAGAAGACTTCAATCCTGTAAAACACAGTCCTCAGGGATTAAGCACAGGATTATATAATTCAGCTAAATTTGTTGCGGATATGCTAGTTAAAAACAAAATAGAAGCTAGATTAGATGTTGCAGTGGATAATAATGACATCGATAGATTGGTCTCAGACTATAAACCTACACATGTTATCATCGAAGCACTATGGGTAGTTCCCAGCAAATTCAGCGAATTAGTCAAACTGCATCCTGATGTACAGTGGATCATACGACTACACAGCGAGATGCCTTTCATGGCAGGCGAAGGTATAGCCATGGATTGGTTAGGGGAATATATTAAATTTCCCACCGTAGATATCGCTGCTAATGCACCACGCATGTTGGATGAAGTGCGTACCTATCTGGCCACACATAGGAATATTGATGATCAGGAAATAAAAAATCGTGTGTTCTATCTTCCTAATTATTACCCACAGACCTATAAAAAATACCAAAGAGAATCCGATGGACAGTTCAAAGGCCGTCGCTATTGGATAGATGTAGCTTGTTTTGGTGCTATACGACCTTTGAAAAATCATCTATTGCAGGCAGTGGCAGCTATAAAATATGCTAACTACCACGGCAAACAGTTGAGATTCCATGTCAATGCTACCAGAGTAGAAATGCAGGGGTCACCGGCACTACAGAATCTGCGTAACATGTTTGAACATCTAGCTGACCACGGGCATCAATTGATAGGGCACGAGTGGACTCCTAGAGACGAATTCTTAGAAATCTGTGCTGACATGGATGTAGGATTACAGGTTAACTTTTCCGAGACATTTAATATAGTATCTGCTGATCTGATAAGTCAAGGTGTACCTATTGTGGGCACTACAGAGATACCTTGGAGCAGCAGATTATTCAATGCTATGCCTGCAGACAGTGATAGCATCTTCCACGCTATGAATCGTGCGGTAGAATTTCCTGACTTAAACGTTAGACTAAATCAAAGAAATTTGACTAAATATACTAACAGAACTGAAAAGATCTGGTTAAAATATTTTAAAGGAAAATAACACATGCGCGGAGCAAAACATAAAGTACGTAGACATCTCTGGATCAACGGAGAATTAAGAATCGAAGAACATATCCTAGCTAGTTTAGAAGAAGCATTGTCTTTTGCTAAACGCTTCGATGGCGAGCATATCAAGATCTACAACAATGCAGATCAAATGGTGCACGAAGTAGCTGCTCCTACAGCAAAAACCTACGCTTAAGGATCTATTTAATGTCGCATAAAGTAAGATTACACAATTGGATTAACGGTATACTGACTTTTGTTGATCATATGTTTGAAGACTTTGAGCAGGCACTTGATTTTGCAAAAAAATCAGATGCAGATTCATTTAAGATATATGATCGTAACGATCAGGTTTTGCATCATTCTGAACACGATCAAACAACCTACGCCTAGGAGCTAAAATGGCAGATCAAGATATCGCAACACCAGATGCACCGATAGCTACACCAGCAGTCGCACAACCTGCAACTGTCGCGATGCCAGTGACAGAAGAAAAAAAACTAGAGGAGCATTGGATGAAACAATACTGGCGTCCAACGATGGGATGGCTGTACATGTTAGTATGCTTATGCGATTTTGTAGTATTTCCTGTACTTTGGGGAGTATTGCAGTATTTCTTACATCCTAGCCAGATAACACAATGGGATCCTATTACGCTAAAAGGAGCAGGATTTTTCCACTTAGCCATGGGTGCTGTGTTAGGTATTTCTGCATTTGGGCGCACACAAGAGAAGAAAGCAGGCGCAAACTAAGTATCAAATTAAACCGGTTAGATTGATTTCTACCGGTTTTTCTTTTATAATCTAATGATGACACACTACGCTACACTAGGCGTTGCTGAATCAGCATCACCAGATGAAATCAAACGTGCTTATAGAAAGCTGGCCAGCCAATATCATCCTGATCGTGGCGGAGATACTGCACGATTCCAAGAAATACAATCAGCATACGATACGCTCAGTGATCCAGAGAAACGCGAACAATACGATCTGGAAAGACAAGGCGGGGGCAGACAACATTTCCGCAATTTTCATGGAGCTCCTGAAGACATACAGGAGATATTTCGAAATTTCGGATTCCAGTTTGGTGTAGGGCCAGATTTTGGCAGACAATCTACTCGTAAAAACAAAGACATACGTGTAGAAGTGGTGTTGCCTCTAGTGACTACTTTGTCAGAACAGAAGCGTATGATCAATGTGCAGACTACTAATGGGCATGCTTTTACTGTGGAAGTAAACATACCTAAAGGTGTTACCAATGGCACTAATATTAAATATCCTGGGTTAGGTGATAATCTATTTAATACCATACCTAGGGGTGACTTATTTGTGCATTTTCGAGTGCACAATGCCGAAAGATATACTGCTAATGGTATTGACCTCGTGCATCCTGTTAATGTAAACTGTTTACTTGCAATAGTAGGCGGACAGATAACGGTCGCAGGACTAGATGGGAGACAATTTAATCTTACTGTTCCACCAGGAACACAAGCAGGAACAAAATTCCGCATACCCGGTCAAGGGCTATACCAAATGAACACAGAAAATCGAGGAGACCTATATATCGATACCGTCATAGAAATTCCGAATAATTTAACAACCGCGCAGATAGAAACTTTGCGTTCATTGATTAACCAACAATAAATATTTTTATGAGCATACAACATAATCCCGAAATCGAAGTAGTAATCTCCACAGCTACAGAAGTAGCTAAAAAACACAATCATGAATATGTAACATTAGAACATTTAACATTTGGTCTCATGACTTACAAGCCATGGTTAGATCTCATGGTAGCCTACGGTGTTGATGTAGTTGGATTGTTGACAGAATTAGAAAAGCATATCAAAAAACAAAATTATATGTCTGCTACTGTTGAGAATGTTACTCCTAAAAAGACACAGGCACTAGAGCGTGTGTTCAATCGCGCATTCACCACAGTGTTGTTCAGTGGTAAACATCATGTACAGATCATTGATATCTTCCTTAGTATTGCCAATGAACATAAGAGCCACAGCAGTTATTTCTTTATTAAATATGGTATGGACACATCTGGTATTGCCGAATTTTATGATCAATACTATGTAGAAACCAAACCTAAGACTCGTAATGTTACTCCTTCACGTGTAGATGAAGTGTTGAAAGAATACTGCGAAAATTTAAATCAACGTGCAGAGGATGGCAAGATTGATCCAGTAGTAGGCAGGGAGTTCGAGCTAGATGAGATCGCCCACGTATTAGCTAAAAGAAATAAAAGTAATGTATTGCTAGTAGGCGATCCTGGTGTTGGTAAGACTGCTATCGCAGAAGGATTAGCACGTAATATTGTCAACGGTCTAGTCCCAGAGTATTTAAAAGACTATACAGTATACAATCTAGATATCGCTGGTTTATTAGCAGGCAGCAAATATCGCGGCGAGTTTGAAGAAAAATTTAAAGATGTTATTGCAGCATTGATCGCCAAAGGTAAATGTATCCTGTTTATTGACGAAGCACATCAGATGCGTGGCGCAGGTGCAGGCAGCAATAGCAACATAGATTTTGCTAACATGATTAAACCAGCACTGGGCAAGGGACAAATCAAAGTAGTAGCATCAACCACCTGGGAAGAATATTCTCAGAGTTTTGAAAAAGATCGTGCGCTCATGCGTAGATTCTATAGATTGACTGTGGAGGAACCTACTCCACAAGTGGCTAAAGATATCTTGCGTGGATTGAGACCTTATCTCGAGGATTTCCATGCTGGAGAGATCACAGACGAAGCTATCGACGCTGCTGTCGACCTCAGTGTACGCTATCAGCATGACAAACGTTTACCTGATAAAGCTATTGATCTAGTGGATACTGCTGCTGCTAAATTAAAAATCACACAGGAAGAAGATTGGAGTCTACAGAAGAGTCATATAGTAGACATCATCAGTAAATTTACCAAAATTCCTGTTGAACAGATCGGTGCAGAAAGCACTAAAAATCTAAGCGACTTAGAAACCACTATCAAAACCAGACTCTACGGCCAAGACAGTGTAGTAGATACAGTGTTAGAAAAAATCTATGTAGCACGTGCAGGGTTAAAACCGTTAAACAAGCCTATTGGTAATTTCTTATTCTTAGGGCCCACTGGTACTGGTAAGACCGAACTAGCTAAATTGCTGGCGGAGGGCATGAGTATGAAGTTGGTACGCTACGATATGAGTGAATACCAAGAAAAACACACCGCAGCAAAATTGATTGGAGCTCCTCCGGGATATGTGGGGTACGACGATGGAAACTTAGGTGGCGGACAATTGATTTCAGATTTAGAAAAAAATCCCAACTGTATTGTTTTATTTGACGAGATCGAAAAAGCTCATCCAGATGTTACCAATATACTATTGCAGTTAATGGATGAAGGTGTCATTACATCCAGCAACGGTAAGAAAGCAGATGCACGTAATGCTATAATCATCTTAACATCTAACCTAGGTGCCAGTGATAATGAGCGCAACAATATTGGGTTTGGTAGAGAATTACAGAAGTCCGGCGAAGATGATCGTGCAGTAAAAGACTTTTTCAAACCTGAATTCCGTAATAGATTAGATGGTGTTTGTAAATTTAATCGACTAGATACTGCCAGCATACGTCGTATAGTTGCTAAATTCATACATGAAGTCAACGACCTGCTCAGTGAAAAATCTATCAGTATCACATTAACTGATGCAGCAGTAGATAGGTTAGCCGAGGTCGGATACGATAGTAAAATGGGTGCTAGACCCTTAGCACGCAAGATCAATGATCTTATCAAAGTGCCATTAAGTAAAAAGATCTTGTTTGAATCTATCGCTCCGCACAGCACAGTTGAAGTAGATTATTCTGCAGATGAATTTACATTTAAGGTTCTGGGCACGGTTTCAGCACCACCGGAGATTGACGATGCTGGATATGTCGTACTGGACCAAAGCTAATCCCTGCATCGCGGTAGAGCATACACAGAAAAAATTCTTTGGACGGTATCTCTATCGATTGATATTAAATGTGCGTGGGATCGACTTGATCAAAGATACTGGTAGTTTTGAATCCAGTCTCTTAGCTAGGCAATTAGTAGCCAATCGTTTTGGTTATATAGGACATTGGAATTACAAGTATTTCTATAAAGTAAAGCTAGAAGATCTTGACCTAACAGCATTAGAGATACTGCGCAACTTCAAAAATCAATGTCCTGCAGGCGTCAGACTGCGTGTAGAAGAACCTAGAATGATCATATACGCAGGATCCGAAGAAATCTTAAAAGATATCTTAGGAGACCAATTACAGAGCGTTTCTAAGGTACATCTGCACAGCATCACAGGTCCTAAAAATGCTGAAACTGCTGAATTGTTAAATTCGGGCGCGATCTTGAGAAAAACAGACATAGGTTATCGATATAAGATATTGTTCCGAGACGGTAGATACGGCCAAGAGATTAAACAACAGATATTAGGTTATCTGATTAATTTTCTTCCCAATTCTGTAGAAATCCTGCCGTCAACATACCAAATGTTAAGCGGTAATAGTCAATATCTAAGGAGCGGGTACTTTTATTCAGACTCTAGCGAAATAACACAGATGATCAGCCTTATCTGTCCGGGAATAATATTAAATTGCCACGAGCTGATAGTGCAGGATAAATAACTGCATATAATTCAAGGAGTGGCATATGGCTCGAATTCAAGAAGAAGTGATCGTTATTACTGTAAGCAAATTACATAAAAATACACCAGATGGTACTGTAACAGATGCAGACCTCGTAAGCAATGAATCATTAGAAGCATTATCATCAGTAGCAGAAGAATTACTAGGCAACGGTGTCGTTGTCGAAATTAGCAAAGCATAATCAATTAACCAAGAGAGATATCGATGAGCGACAAAAAAATCAGTCAAAGTGCAGCAGTAGATCTTATCAAACAAGCAGCAGCTAAACAGAAACAAGCAACACAACAGCCACAAGCCCATGGAGCACCCGGCGGGGTAGCTTTTGATTTCCGTAAAGTACACTTGCATATCGGAATCCCTTGCTACGGTGGGATGGTTTCTGAACCTACCATGACCAGTTTTTTAAGATTTACCTTGTTAGCACAACAGGCCGGTCTTAACTGGAGCCTAGACACTATGGTTAACGAAAGTTTAGTTACACGTGCTCGTAATAACTTGATGGCTAAAATGATGACCAACGAGCATGCCACTCATTTTATGTTTATTGATGCCGATATACGATTCCAACCTGAGAGTATCCTTAGCATGCTAGCATACGACAAAGATGTTATCGGTGGGCTGTATCCTAAAAAAGCCTTGCCTGTCAGCTATGTTATCAACTTAAAACCACAGACCAAAATACAGGGTGATATCTTTACTGTGGATACCATGGGTACAGGATTCTTGATGTTCAAGCGCAACGTCTACGAGCAGTTGATCTCAGCGCATCCTGAAACCAAATATGTCGACGATGTAGGTCTAGGTAAACAGTACGAACCTATGATGTACAGTATCTTTGACTGTAAAATCGACGAGCGCGGACACTATCTATCAGAAGATTGGCTGTTCTGCAGACGTTGGCAGGCTATCGGTGGCGAGATCTGGGCGCACAGCAAAGTCTTGTTAAATCATGTGGGTCACTATGAATACGCAGGTGATTTAGACAAAATCGCTATTGGCAAGCGTGGCAGCATGGGTATCATCGAAGACACACTAAAAGCGCAGGGTGCTAAATTAGAAAAACCATTGGTTCCTACAGAAGCACAAGGGTAGTTTATGGAAAAAGAAAAATTACACGTTAAACTTACTTTGAGTAGCACATACTGGGACAAAAGACCAAAATACGCTGTCTTAATCAATGACGACAGTGTATTAGAAAATTTTGTTGATGTTGCTAGCGGAGAGGAGTTTAACGTAGAATTTGACATCGCTGTCGAGATAGATAATAATCATACATTAAAATTAAGATTAGAAAATAAAACCGACACTGATACCGTCGAAAACACTGATAAGACTGCAATACTCAAAGATATGTTACTACATATTAAAAAAATTGAGATAGACGAAATAGATCTCGGTGGTATAATTTGGACTCATACCAAGTTCATTGGCGACGATCCTCTAAGACCTGTATTAGATAATTGTATCGACTTTGGGTGGAACGGTACTTATATATTAGAGTTTTCTAGTCCGTTTTATATCTGGTTGCTGGAAACTATCTAAACTAAATATAGTAATAGCGAGCGAACTATTACTATGTTTTTAACTGAATTAACAGAATTACGATTATTAGTCATCTATCCCGGTAGATTCCAACCTTGGCATAAAGGACATTATGCTGTCTACGAGCATCTAACAGGTAAATTTGGTCGTAATAATGTGTTTGTTGCTACCAGCAATAAATTAGACCCTCCTCGCAGTCCTTTTAATTTCACAGAAAAACAGTATTTTATGATGTTGACGGGCGTGCCCAATGATCGCATCGTTGAATCCTCGCAACCTTATGTGATAGATCAGTTATTGCGGAATCCCTTGTTATCTTCCGTGGACAAAGCCAATACCGTGGCTATATTTGCTGTCAGTGCCAAAGACATGGCAGAAGATCCTAGATTTAGTTTTGGCTCTAAGAAAGATGGATCTCCTAGCTACTTCCAACCGTTCAAAGACATACGACAGTGCCAGCGTGCAGATCAGCACGCCTATATCATGACTGTACCGACATTTGATTTTAAAATATTAGGTCAGCCCATGCGCAGCGGTACAGAATTGCGCAGTTTATACACCCAGTCAGATGAACAACGGCGCAAGGTTGCAGTCAAGGAACTGTTTGGCAGATATACCCCAGAAGCGCAACAGATCATGGATAGTAAACTAGGCGCTAATGCTGTCAAGGAAGATGCAGCAGGAGTGGGGGTAGTGCGCAACACCAAAGATCCCAGATATGTCATGGCAGTCACAGGTGATCAAAATGCAGTCAACGGAGAAACATTAGGTAAAGAAATGCAGGCATTTTTCCCTACACGTTCTCCAAAAACAGGACAAAAAACAGTTAAACGTTCTGTAGGCAAAGGGTAACATGGAACATAAACTCACAGCAGACGTTTATGCCAGCTACAGCGATATACCTCCAAGGTATAGGATATTTGTAGATGGCGATCTGCTGACTGAAAGAGACTTTGTCTGGCCTGGCCCTGAGATTTTTATACGTGAGAACATATTTGTCAATCTCAATCCAGGTAATCATAGACTAGAAATTACTCAAGTATCAGGTAGCGGACATATAACTGTAAAAAATATAACTCTAGACGGCAACAACTGTTCTTATGACTTTGTTACAGTGTAGTATAAATAACTAAAACACTAGAAAAAGATCATGAAAACACAAGATTTTATACAAAAAACAGAGAAAAAAATAGAAAATAGCACTCCTGTTGCGGAAAATGCAATTCCGGATGAACCAGTACCTTTTGCAAGAGAGCATGCAGAAGACTTATATCAACAACTATTAAGCGAAGAAGCCACTGCTGGTGCCACTGGGGTGGCTTCAGTATCGGCAGTCGTTGGCCCATTAGGCGCAGGCCCTACAGATATCATACGCAGACAGAAGCGATACACTAATCAAGTATCAAAAGGTGGCTCAGTAAAGGTACGCAGATAATGAACATTTATAAAATATTAGAAACTCTAGCCAAAGTAGAAGCTGCTAATCCAGCACAACAGGCGGCTATTGCTAAGAAAAAGTCTAAGGAAAAACCCAAATCTGAAGGGTCTATGGCTGATGCTGCTCATAATCCTAGTGGTGCTAAATTTGGTGGATACTGGAAGGGCACAGATCCTAATCCACCTAAACCTGGTATGGGTGTAGGTGGATGTGAGGAAGATGTTGATCTCGAGGAAGAATTACGCCAATCCTGGGATCAATATCTTAAAGAATTTGGCGCAGATAACAGCCAACCACAACAACAGACACAGCAAGACAAAGCGGCGCTACAGAAACAGACAGATCAGGCTATGCAGAATATACAGCGTGCCAAAACAGGTCTCGATTTACCCAGCGCAGTCAGTCCTAGTGCTGCTGCTAAATCTTCAGTAGCCATTGCTAAAAATCCTAAACTAACTAATAACCCTACCGGTGCAGGCATGGATCCCGAAACTAAAAAATTAGCCATGACATCAGGTGAACAGTTAAGCAAGTTCATGGCCACTGCTACACCCAGCCAGGTACAACAGCTAAGTAATGTGATGAAACAGGCCTCAGGGAACAAATAACATGTTTATAAATGATCTCTTTAACAAAAAACAATCCATAAAAGAAGATTCTGGTGATGCATGGCATGGTGCACAGAATTCTTGGTCTACTGGCCCCGATGATGGAGAATGGTCCAGTGGTGCGACCCCCGGGGGAGAATGGACCAGCGAATCCGATGAGGTCGTAGATACTATCCCTGCACTAACCGGGGTCGACGAAAATGCCGAGGAGTTGCACACCGGTGATCCAGTTATTATCACAGGGCCAGTAAAGTTTAAAGGTGCAACTGGAGAAATTGTCGATTTTGGCAAAGACAAAAGATTTGTTGTAGTTAACTTATATAATCATGGCAAACATAGTTTTCATAGCAGTGATGTTAGCTTTAACGACTATGCAGACAGCGATGCAGAAGAAGCAGACATGTATAATCGAGACTCAGACGTTCGAAACTGGGCGCACGATCAAGAAGTAGCAGAACATATTTCTAAAGTTAAAGGTGGATACGAATTGAAATCTAAAAAAACAGGTAAGAATCTAGGTAAGTATCCTACCAAAGCCGGCGCAGAGAAACGCGAGCGCGAAGTAGAATATTTCAAACATAAAAACGAAGGTGTAGCGGAAGGCTACATTCTAAAGAAAACAAATGTAAACAAATATGTTAAACCTGGTGATCCTGATGAGTATACAGATGAAATAAAGGCAAAAGATACTGACTATGAAATCATCAACAATAAGACAGGTCAGGTGGTTGGAGTAGCAAGTTGGTATACAAATGATTATTTCGGACCAGGAGCACTAAAAATCACAATGAAAAATGGTGCTACAAGATTTTTGGATATTACAGCCCGTGAAAAAGGCAATCCCCAATCGGCTTTCAATCGTTTTGTGAAAGATCTTAAAACCTCTAAGAAGTATAAAAAAGAAGGTGTGGCGGAAAACTGGCCTGATTATGATGACAATCAATACTCACTAACAGACTCCACTGGCAAAGAACTGACTCTATTGCGTGGAAATACACCTGAAGAAGCCATTGAACGAGCAAAAGACTTGATTGGATCAAATGAAAAGTTGTTAGCAACTTTTGGCCTGGTAAAACTCACACCAAAACCATACTATGTTGTCCATGGCGGTAAAAGGCAAGATGTAGCAGAAGGTAATGTAGAAGTACACGGCACACGTAAAGTTAATGATGGTATAGAGGAAGACTACGGCACAGGCATCGAAGGTGGTCCCTCTGATACTACTAGCCCAATGGGCGGTGGTGGTAATGTTGCCAATGAAGCATCACAGCGGTCATCGCCTTATATTAAATCGGCTGTAGAAACCACTGCCGATGGTCGTACAAAAAAAGTATTCCGTGTATTCAGTTGGGACGACCGTCATGTAGCTACATTTGACAATAAAGAAGCTGCAGAATCCTATAGAAGACAACACTATTATCGTTTGTCTGACTTAGACGAAGCAAAAGGTCACGATCCTGAAGAAGATAATTTTACCGCAGACGATATCAAGAATCTAGAGCGCATACACGATCTACCTACTCTTAAAGCACGTGCTAAAGAATTGATCAAAGGTAAACCTGTGCGCAGGATGAAACCAGAAAAGATCTCTTATTTTTATCACAAGATTGATGAATTAAACAGTCCTTTTAAAGTTATCAAATTAATGTATGACTTATTATTAGCCGGAGAAGGTATGCGTGTGTTAGGCACTAGACACAGCATGAATCCCAATGCTTATCAAACAAAATTTGGTGAATCCCGTGAACAGAATTATTGGGATCAATTACAGGAAGAACGTAATGAAAAAATCGATATGCTAATAAAAGAATTAGAAGAGTCTGTTGAAGAAGGCTCATTGGAAGAAGTTAGCAATAAAACATTATCTAACTATCTAACTAAAGTTGATGCTGATTCTCGTAAGCATAAAATGGATCCTACAAAGCGTCCAGACAAAAAAGCCAGCAAGAGTGTAATGGGTTTCGCAAAAGCGTTCAACAAGTTAGATAGCCGTAAAGAGCAAGGTGTAGCAGAAGGTGATGAATTAAATGGATAAGAAAAAGATAATAAAAGATATTCACAAAAAAGCAAAAGATTTAATACCTAATGCTATTAAAGTGAATACTGCACCAAAATCAACTTTTGGAACAGATCCTTTGGATCCATGGTCAGCAAAAGCTGGTATAACAGAAGAACAATTGAATGAAAGTTTATTAGACAGATTTATTCGTTCTTTGGGTGTTGATCCAAAGTATTTAAGTATGCCTCGTAAAGTTGCATATTCCAAATCCAATCAATTCAAAATGTGGGCAATATCACATAAAAACGATAAAGTTCAAGAAGATGTTAATCAACATGGTGGAAGAGATAGAGTTTCTACTTCACCAACAGAAAAACGAGTTTCAAAATTGAGATCATCATACGAAAAAGGTGATCCAATCAAAACTCCTTCTGGAGCATTGAAAAAAGAGGAATTAGAACAAATTGATGAATTGAGTAATGAATTACTACAAAGATACAAAGATAAAGCAAAAAAATCTGCTGATGAATTAACTGCAAAAGGTCAACATAAAAAATCAACAGATCGATGGGGTAATGTTATGGTAGCTTCTGCCAAACAATTATCCAATACAATGAAAGATATTAAAAAAACAATTAGAAAAGAAGATTTTGAACAAATTGATGAAATTTCACAAGAAACAAAAAAATCATATTTGGAAAAAGCAAAAAAATCTGTTGATGAATTGAAACCTTATGCATCAAAAACAAAATATCCTAATTTAGCTACAAATATAATTAATAAACGTGAAAAAGGTATTAAACTTGCATCAGAAGATGTTTTTCAAGATCCACAAGCAGCAACACAAACATCTTTTGATATGGGAACTACTCCTAATCAAACATTAAAACCTAATCCAGCTGATAGATTGAAAACAGAAAAAGCAAAATCTGCAAGAATAATTAAAGCAATTTATAAAAAGCATAGAATGGTTAAAGAAGATATGTTTGACCATGAAAAAGAAGATAAATCAGTTAAAACATATGGCAAAAAACCAAAACATATTATACCAGATGAAAATCAAAATTATGGTGATAATAAACCAAGAGCTGCTGCAACATTAACTGGTGGTAAAACACTAACTGGACAAAAAAGAGATGATGTGGAAATAGATCCAGTAATGGCACAAAGACCTGGTCAAAACGATAATTCAATTAATAAAACACTTAATAAAAAGAAAGATAAATAGTAACACAAACCCAAGTATAATTTAAGGAGATAGTCATGCCAACATGGGGTAATACAGATGCATCTAATCAAAAACCAAAATTTGATTATGAGCGTCAAACAAGAGATACAGTTCAAGTCGCTTTATCAGCACAAGCTGTAGCAGGAAATAATACAATTAATGTTGTATCTGCAACAGGTATTGTTGCTGGTCAATATGTATATGTTGCTGGACAAGGAACTCAACCAAGCGGTCTTTCAGCTGACGGTTATCCAGGTTTCTTTGAAAGCAATACGACAGTAATTTCAGTAGTTGGTACAACAGTAACATTAAGTGCAAATGTAACAAGTAATGTTGCAGTTGGTACAATAGTTGAATTCGATACTGCTATTGCATACAATGTTAACAAACCAGTTGAATTAAATTATAACCAAGATACAGTATTAGTAACACCAACAAGAATTGCAAATACGATTGTGGGTAATGTTAATGAAGGATGGAACCATACATTTAAGAAAATTAATAATGATGGTACTGTTCGTTACTTAAATGAAACATTGGTTGCTTTAGCAAATACACAAGCTGCAAATGCGAGTAGCGGAACAACATCTGCTGGTAACATTTTCCCTGGTGTATAATGTTATCATTTAATCAATTTATTAAGGAATGTAGTGTTCCTGTTGTGACTGTTATTAAGAATAAAGTGGATATAAATGATCCAGAAACTTTATCAGAGTTGAATCGTAACTTAGTGGCAGCAACAGCGGGAACATTTGTAAGTCCTTATACGATTTGGTTAAGAATTTTTAAGGTAATGTCTTTGTATGGAATAACATTACCGAAAGTTATATTTGCCAATAGTCTTGAAGGTGAAGAAATATTGGCTTTAACACAATTTGCATATGCATCAGGTGCAGAACTTAATGGCATGGTATCTCCTCCTCATGCAGATCAAGGTGAGAAATATTTTCTTTACTTTCATTATGAAATAGCAAATGATGGCAATTTTGAATCTATCGCTATGGTTGTGGATGAAGATGGTTTAAATGATATATTAGAATTAGAAAATAAAACAGAAACAGATTTCGAAACACATGGAAACTTAGATCCACGACAAAGATAATATGTTTGATGATTTGAATGAGGATAATTTTATATTATATGCAACTAAACATTATATGTCACCACATTGTATAATGTCAGAGTTTGAAGATGATATAAAAAGAATAAAATATTTAAAAAGACTTTTTAGAAGATATAAAACTAAAAGTATTTTAAAAGAAAGATTAATATTAAATCATATAATTTTATTAAATAATGTTTTTGGTCCAGAAGTTACATCAAGAATTTTATTTTTTAAAATTGATAGCAGAGATTATGATATATTAAAAACATTTTTATTTTATTTAAGAATAATGCCCGAAAAAATAGAAGGTATAAACGGAAAAGAAATATATTCATCATCTATACCAATAGATTTAACTATATTAAGAACATTAAAAAACATATGAAAACATTTAAAGACTTTATTACAGAAATGGGTGTAGGAGCAATTGGTGGTGGTTCTGCTGGTCCAACCAATACATCAGGTAGTGGAAATATTGCTGGTATAGGTCAACCTCCTGGAAGTCATTTTGGTGAACCAGGTGTTCAAATGAAAAAGAAAAAAGCATATAATCCACCATCACCTGTTATGATGAATGTTAAAAGAAAAAAACCTACTATATAAAAAATTATGATTTGGTTATTAAATTTTATACCCACTGAATGGTTACAAACAACAATATATTTTGGAATGATATTTGGTATCATTTTGGTTCTTTTTGGAGAACTTAAATTTATTCCTTTAATATCAACTCCATATTTTTTATTATTGAAATGGTTAGGAATTTTAATATTTGTTGTATCAATATATTTTGAGGGTGGTTATGGTATAGAATTGGATTATAAATTGAAGATGCAAGATTTAGAAAACAAAATAAAAATAGCTGAACAACAATCAGCTGATGTCAATCAAAAACTAAACGATGCTTTGAAACACAAAACAGTTATTATTAAGGAAAGAGTGAATGAAATATCTAAAAATATACAACACGATAGGAATATCATTAATTCTGATTGTAAACTTAATGATACTGCCTGGATGCTCTACAACAGTGCCGTTACAGGAAAAGTTTCCACAAGCACCAAAGGAACTTCTTCAACCAGCACCAAACCTTAAATCACTATCATCAGATAAAAAAACACTTGCGGATTTATTAGAAAATGCAAATGAAAACTATGGTACTTATTATGAAACAAAAGCGAAATTGAATGCTTGGATAGAGTGGTACAATAAACAGAAAAAAATATTCGAAGGAGTTCAAGATGGATTTAACATTAGATCAATTGAATCAAATGGTTCAAAACAACAATCTAAGTGATTGGTATGATTCTTTATCCAATTTTTTAGATGATTATGAAATTAATACACCACAAAGAGTTGCTGCATTTATTGCACAAACACAACACGAATCAAATAATTTTAAAAGTGTTGTAGAGAATTTATATTATAGAGCAGAATCATTAAGAAGAGTATGGCCAAGAGAATTTCCAACAGATGAAATTGCAAATCAATACGCTATGCATCCTGAAATGATTGCCAATCGTGCATATGCAAATCGTATGGGTAATGGTGATGAACAATCAGGTGATGGATGGAGATTTTGTGGAAGAGGTCTAATTCAAATTACAGGTAAAGAAAATTATCAACAATTTGCTGATAGTATAGGAAAATCATTAAATGATACATCATCTTATATGGAAACAAAAGATGGTTGTGTAGAATCAGCATGTTGGTTTTGGAAAAAACATAATTTAAATGAATGTGCTGATAATGGCGATATTGAAAGAATGACAAGAATAATAAACGGTGGTACATTAGGATTAGAAGATAGATTAAATCATTATAACAATAACTTACAAATATTGAGTTAACAAATGAAAAGAACCATAATCTTATTATCATTTTTATTATCATCATGTGCAACTTATGATAAAATTTTTATGGCACCTTTTGATCCAAATGAATATGCCTTAGTAAATGAAGTTAGAACTTTATCGTTACTGAATAAATGTGATAGAGACACTATAAATGAAATTTATATATCGTCATATGAATTAAAAAATTATAGTGAATATTTACCTGCAAATGAATTAACAATAAAAATGACATCTGATTTATTTAAAATAGTTAGTGAACTAAAAAATAAAAATAATACTGATCAATTTTATTGTCAAGCAAAACTAAATATAATAGAATCATCATCAGAAGAAATACAAAAGGTAATAGGAAATAGACCAAGATGAGCCAATTACAACAATTAGCTGAAATGGCTAAAAATTATAAACAAAAGTACCAAAATGGAGAAATTTCTTCAGATGATTATAAAGAATTAATCAACGATTTGAATGTTTCTCAACAAATACAAGATTCTGCAAGTGAATTACAAGATGACATTACATACCGTGAAATATTGTTGGGAGCTTTAAAATTAGCCGAAACAATTTAGAAGGGGTATGTTATGGAAAATCAAACTCCTGAAGAACAACAAAACAACGATCAAATAGATTCTGAAGATAAAAAAGAACATTGGATACATTCTAAATGGCGTCCAATGATGGGCTGGGCATATGTTATCATCAATTTGTTTGATTTTGTAATAGCTCCAATATTTTGGAGTATAATTCAAATCATAGGTCATGGGTCTGTTCAAACACAATGGCATCCTATAACTTTAGAGGGTGCGGGATTATTTCATGTTTCAATGGGTGGTATATTAAGTGTTACAGCGTGGGGGAGAACAAAAGAAAAACTTAATAATACAAACTAAAACGGAATAAAAATGTCAGAAGAACAACAAAAAATAAAAGAGTGTATAGAACAAAAAGTTGATGTTGGTATTCTTAAGCAACAAGTATCTACATTAACAGCATTATCAGATAAACTACACAATATTGTTGATAAATTAGTTGAACACCATTCAGCCAGTATTTCAAAAATATATGAAAGAATGGAAAATAGAAGACTTGAAGATAATGATGATAAAAAAGAAATACACGAAAGAATAGATGATGCTATAACCAGTATTAGGGAAGCAGAAATACGACTAATGTCAGAATTAAGAAGTTTTAGAGAAGATTTTAAAGAACACACTTTAGATGATTCTGATAATTTAAATATGGTTAAAGATGAAATATCAAAAACCAAATCATTTAATTACCAAGAACACAAACAATTGGATAAGTGGAAATGGATGGTAACAGGTGGTATAATTGTGTTATCATGGTTGTTATTAAAGATAGAACCTGATACAATTATAAAATTATTGGCTAGATAACTTTACATTATTGGTATATTATGAGTGTTTATATTGATAGAACTTATTTGCATCGTGTTTCACATAAATTAGAAAGATTCGTTCAGAAAAAGACGGATCTTTATAATTTTCGTTGCCCAATCTGTGGCGATTCACAAAAAAACAAATCAAAAGCTAGGGGTTTTATATACCGAAAGGGTAATGATTATTTCTTTCGGTGTCATAACTGTGGTGCCAGTCATACATTCTATAATTTCTTGGATAAAGTCGATTCAACACTTTTAAAAGAGTATTCTTTAGAAAGATATAAGAATAATGAATCCCGCAACCATAACTATCCAAAACCGTCCTTTGAAGAGTTTAAAGATAAACCTGTATTCAAAAAACGAATCGATTTGGAATCAATAGATGAACTACCAGAAGGTCATTTTGCCAAAGAATATGTGATCAATAGACAAATACCAAAAGAACATTATGGTAATTTATATTATTCTCCAGATTTTAAAAAATTTGTTGAAAGTATGAAACTTGAAAAAAATGGTTTAATTGATGACGAAAAAAGATTGGTGATACCTTTTTATGATAAAGAAAAAAATCTTATTTGTTTTCAAGGAAGATCATTAACTGAATCCAAAATTAGATATATAACAGTGAAGGTTGATGAATCTGAAAATAAATTATTTGGACTTGATCGTATAAACGAAGAAGAGATGGTATATGTTGTAGAAGGTCCAATTGATTCTCTTTTCTTACCAAATGCAGTTGCAACAGCAGATTCAAATTTACAAGCAGCAAGTAAGGTTTTAGATAAAACAAAAATTACTTTAATTTTTGATAACGAACCAAGAAATAAAGAAATTGTTAAACAATTAGAAAAAGCTATTGATAATCATTATAGTGTTGTTATTTGGCCTGAAATGATTGAAGAAAAAGATATTAACGATATGATTTTGAGTGGTTATACACAAGAAGAATTATTGGATATAATTGAACAAAATACTTTTGTTAATCTTAGAGCGAAAATGGAATTTGTAAACTGGAAAAAAATATAATGAATGTAAAACTTATATCATACTCACAAGATACAGAAGGTAGAAATTTGCTTGAACAAATTGCATATGTTGCCAGAGTATCTAATCCCTCAAATCAAAATAATGTAGAAACAGCAGAAAAACTTGTAAGATATTTAATCAATAATAAACATTGGTCTCCTTTAGAAATGGTCAATGTTTGTTTAGAAATTAATACTACAAGAGATATTGCTCGTCAAATTTTAAGACATAGATCATTTTCTTTTCAAGAATTCAGTCAAAGATATGCTGATGCATCAGAAATGGGATTTGATATCAGAGAAGCAAGACTACAAGATACAAAAAATAGACAAAATAGCATCGAAACGAATGATAAAGATTTGCAAACATATTGGAAATTTAAACAAGAAAGAATTACTGATATTTGTGATGAAACATACAGATGGGCAATTAGACATGGTATAGCTAAAGAACAAGCAAGAGCTGTATTACCAGAAGGATTAACAAAAAGTAGAATGTATATGAATGGAACATTGCGTTCTTGGGTTCACTATATAGACTTACGAAGTGCTAGTGGAACTCAAAAAGAACATAGACAGGTTGCAATAGAATGTGCTAGTGTTATTGAAAATATTTTTCCAATGATTAAGGAGTTTGTTCATGAGTAGTAATATGTTTAATGATGTGAAAAAATTTATTAAAGCATGTGATCAAAAGAAGTCAAAAGATAATGCTGATTTATATGAAACTTTAATTGGTGAAGAATATGATGAGTTTTGTAGGGCATATTCAAGAGAAGAAGATTTAGATGCTTGCATGGACATGATTTGGGTTATTCTAGGTTATTGTTACATGCAAGGATATGATGTAAAAGGAGCATGGGATGAAGTAGCAAGATCAAACTTATCAAAAATAGATCCTGTAACAGGTAAAGTTATCAAAAGAGAAGATGGTAAAGTTCTTAAACCAGAAGGTTGGACTCCACCATCATTAGAACAATTCACAAAATAAAAATAATAGGAATTTATATGGAATATCTTGGAATTAAAATTGATTTGGAAAGAGATAAATTATTCGATGAATTAGGAATAAAAAGATTGAAAGAATCTTATATGAGAGAAGATGAAGAATCACCACAACATCGATTCGCATTTGTTTCTAAAGCATTTGGTTCCAATAGACATCATGCACAGAGATTATATGAATATTCTAGTAAACATTGGTTATCTTATTCTACCCCTATTCTTTCTTTTGGTCGTAGTAAAAGAGGTATGCCAATTTCTTGCTTTCTCAATTATATAGAAGACACAGCGGAGGGTTTAGTTGATAACTTATCAGAAACTAATTGGCTCAGTATGCTCGGGGGCGGTGTTGGTATTGGCTTTGGTATTCGCTCTGCTGATGATAAGTCTACAGGCGTTTTATCACACCTTAAAATATATGATGCGAGTTCTTTGGCTTATCGTCAAGGTCGTACTCGCCGTGGCAGCTATGCCGCTTATCTTAATATTTCTCATCCTGACATTATTTCTTTCCTTGAAATGAGAAAACCTACCGGAGATCCTAATGTTAGATGTTTGAATTTACATCATGGAATCAATATTACAGATGATTTTATGCAAATCATTGAAAAATGTATGTTAGATCCAGAAGCAAAAGATGATTGGGAATTAAAAGATCCACATACAGGTGAAATACGAGAAGTTGTATCAGCAAAACACTTATGGCAAATGATTCTGGAATTGCGTATGCACACTGGTGAACCATACATTCATTATATTGATACAAGTAATCGTATGTTACCAGATTTTCTAAAAAATAAAGGATTGAAAATCCATCAATCAAATCTTTGTTCAGAAATTATTTTACCAACAAATGAAAAAAGAACTGCTGTTTGTTGTTTATCATCACTTAACTTAGAATACTATGATGAATGGAAAGACGATAAATTATTCTTAAAAGATGTTGCTGAAATGTTGGATAATGTTTTGGAGTATTTTATTAATAATGCTCCAAATAGTATTAAGAGAGCAAAATATTCTGCCAAACAAGAAAGAAGTATTGGTATTGGTGCATTAGGTTTTCATGCATATTTACAAAAAAGTGGAATCGCTTTTGAAAGTGTTGTTGCAAAGGGTACTAACAATAGAATATTTAAACATATTAAAGAAAGTTTAGATCATGCTAATTTAGAGTTAGGAAAAGAAAGGGGAGAAGCACCTGATGCTCATGGTACAGGAAGAAGATTTAGTCATGTGATGGCAATTGCTCCTAATGCTTCTTCATCCATTATCATGGGTAATACAAGTCCTAGTATTGAACCTTATCGTGCAAATGCTTATCGTCAAGATACATTGTCAGGTTCATACTTAAACAAAAATAAATGGTTAGATAAAATTCTTCGTGAAAAAATAAAAGATGAACAAGAGTATAATGATGTATGGTCATCTATTATTGCTAACGATGGATCTGTTCAACATTTAGATATATTAGATGATTTACAAAAAGATGTATTTAAAACATCCATGGAAATTGATCAAAGATGGGTTATCGATTTAGCTGCTGATAGACAATCATATATCGATCAAGCACAATCGTTGAATTTATTCTTTAGACCAGATTCTAATATCAAATATATACACGCTATACACTTTATGGCTTGGAAAAAAGGACTAAAAACTTTATACTATTGCCGTTCAGAAAAAATTGGTAAAGCAGATAAAGTATCTAAAAAAATTGAGAGACAGGTCATTAAAGAATTGGATATGACACAGATTGCTCAAGGTAACGATTGTATAGCTTGCGAGGGATAATAATGATTAAAAAAGCAAAAGATTTAAATTTATCTGATGAGAGAACATATTTTAAACCGTTCAGTTATCCATGGGCATATGATTCATGGTTGAAACATGAACAATCACATTGGTTACATACAGAAGTGCCTATGTTAGAGGATATGAAAGATTGGAAAAAGAAATTAAGCAAAGAGGAAAAACATTTTTTAACAAATATCTTTAGATTCTTCACACAAGGTGATATTGATGTAGCTGGCGGTTATGTTAAGAATTATCTTCCATATTTTCCTCAACCAGAAGTTCGTATGATGTTGTTAGGATTTGCTGCAAGAGAAGCATTACATATTGCTGCTTATTCACATCTTATTGAAACATTAGGATTACCAGAAACAACATATAATGAATTTCTTGAGTATGCGGAAATGAAAGAGAAACATGATTATGTTATGGATATTTCATCTAAGAATACAACAAAAGAAAATACAGCAACACATATAGCAGTGTTTAGTGCATTTACAGAAGGTATGCAATTATTTTCTTCATTCATTATGTTATTGAATTTTCCTCGTAATGGTAAGATGAAAGGTATGGGTCAAATCGTTACTTGGTCAATCGTTGATGAAACACAACATTGTGAATCAATGATCAAATTATTTAGAACATATATAGAAGAAAATAGAGAAATTTGGAACGATGAATTAAAATCCAAAATTTATACTATTGCTGAAAGAATGGTAGAACTTGAGGATAAATTTATTGATTTAGCTTTCTCTATGGGTTCGATGGAAAAATTAGAAGCAGATGATGTAAAGAAATATATTCGATATATAGCTGATAGAAGATTAATTTCTTTAGGACTAAAAGGTATATTCAAAGTAAAAAGAAATCCGTTACCTTGGGTAGAAGAAATGATTAATGCACCAACACATACCAACTTTTTTGAGAATCGTGCTACTGATTATGCTAAAGGATCTTTATCCGGAAATTGGGGTGATGTTTGGGCCAATTAAAGGAAAAATAAAATGGCAGATAAAGCAATATCAGGAGAGTGTCTAAATTGTGAATCATCTTTCTTCATAAGTTATCCTGAAGAATTAGTATCAAGTGAGTATCCAGAACATTGTCCGTTCTGTGGTGAACAGATTGAAGATATTAATGAAGAATATGAAGAATCATATGATGAGGATTTAGATGAAGATGAAGAATGGTAATTGGTTATACAAAGACCATTTTTTTACCGAAGAAATGATTGACGAATACTACGGATTCGTGTATATTATAACTAACTTGATTAGTAATAAAAAATATATCGGTAAAAAGTTTTTTTATTCTTCAAAAACAAAACAAGTAAAAGGTAAGAAAAAAAGATATAAAGTTTTTTCAAACTGGGAAACTTATTTTGGTTCAAATGAAGAATTAAAAAAAGATGTTTCAGAATTAGGTCAAGAGAATTTCAAAAGAGAAATTATCCATTTGTGTAAAACAAAAGGTGAATGTGGATATCTTGAAGCTAAAGAACAATTCACAAAATCTGTTTTAGAAAATGATGAATATTATAATACATGGATAATGTGTAGAGTCCATAAAACACATATAAAAGGATTAAGATGTTAGATTTTCTAAAACCACTTTCAAAAAAAGAATACGATTGTATATTTTTAAATCCAGGTGAAGAAGACGGTACAATAAGAGTAGAAATAAACAAATACAATGATCCAGGTGATTCTGTTAATGAAAGTGATTTAGGAAAATCATATCATATTCTTTTATATCGTTTTCATGAAGAAACAGATGAATTGATAGATTTTGATAATTTTGATGCTGTATTAATTGAACCATTTGAATATCTGTCACAAATGATTCCTCAAGGTTGGTATGGTGTAGTTGCCAGAAAAACAACCAACTCTCCAAAATTTGTTCAAGAGATAGTTGACAAAGTTAATTCAGTATGTTATAATTCATAATAATAACTGTAAATTGGATTTATTATGATATTAGTTGATTTAACACAAGTATTAATTTCTGGTATTATGCCTCAAGTGCAAAAAACGAAAGATCCTGTTGATGAGGATCTTATTCGTCACATGATTCTTAATACATTACGATTCCATATTAAAAACTTTAAAAAAGAATATGGTGAGGTTGTATTGTGTTGTGATAATAAAGATTATTGGCGCAAACAAATTTTCCCTTATTACAAAGCAGGTAGAAAAAAATCAAGAGAAAAATCTGCTCTTGATTGGAATATGATTTTTAATGTTCTTAATAAAATGAAAAGTGAATTGAAAGAAAACTTTCCATACAAAGTAATAGATGTTGAACATGCTGAAGCAGATGATATCATTGGTACTTTAGTTCCTTTATTTGCTAAAGAAGAAAAAATTGTTATTCTTTCCAGTGATGGTGACTTTTTACAACTACAAAAATATGGTAAAAATGTTTCACAATATAATCCTGTTCAAAAGAAATATATAAAATCTGAAAATCCAACATTAGAATTAAAATTAAAAATTCTTGAAGGTGATAAAGGTGATGGTATTCCAAATATATTATCTCCCGGTGATGTTTTTGTATTAGGTGGTAAACAAAAATCACTAACAAAAGGTATCAAAGAAAAATTGATTGGTGAATCATATGAAAATTATACTGAAATACAAAAAGAATATTGGTCAAGAAATCAAACACTGATTGATTTATCCTTCATACCAGAAGAGATCAAGCGTAAGATCATAAATACATATGAGGAAACAAAAGTTCCTCCTAGATCAAAGTTGTTAACTTATTTTATTGAAAACAAATTAAAAAATTTAATTGATGTAATAGAGGATTTTTAAAATGAAAAATATTTATGAAGTGTTTGATGAATTTGAAGAAGCGAAAACAAAAAAAGATAAAATGGCAGTAATTGAAAAGAATCTGTCCAAACCTTTAGTTACGATATTGGAATTAACTTTTCATCCAGAAATTCAGTGGAAAGTTAATGACATTCCCGAAAATTATAAAATTCCAGATACTCTTCCTGGTATTTCCTTATCAACAATCAATCATGTATTAAAAAAATTGTATTTGTTTAGAAAAGGTGATCCTACAGCAGAATCTTTAACAGAAAGAAAGCGTAATGAGTTATTAATTCAAATGTTAGAATCTTTAGAACCAAGAGAAGCTGAAGTAATTGCTGGTATCTTTAGAAAAGATCAAGGTGTTAAAGGTTTAACATATAAATTTGTTAAAGAGGCATTTCCAAAAATGTTACCATAGGGAGTTAATGTGTCAAAATTCGTAGGAAAATTTAGAAAAAATCACGATTACAGTGATGATTATGATTATCAAAAAAATTTTACGAAGGAAAAACATAGAAGAAATGAGAATTCGGAAGTAAGAAAGAAAAAATCTCAAAAGGAATATGAACAATTCCTAAAAGATAGTGAAAATTATTTTATTAAACAATGAAAAAGGTGAAAAAATGCAAGAAAATACAGTTTTAGTTGAAAATGAACAAATGGAACCCTGGCAAAGACTAGATCAAGCACTTTCAGCGGTGACTAGAATGCGTCTTTGGAAAGAGGATCTTGAAAATTACAATAAATTAAGCGATTTCATCAAAGAAAATCAATAGTTGTTGTAAAAAAACAACAAAAATTCGAAAAAATAAGCAAAAAATCGAATTTCCTTGACAAAAACACGATTTTGTGTCATAATAGAGTCATAAATTGATAAACGGAGAATCAAATGATCGAATCCAAGTCACTTTTGGCTAAATTAATGGCAACAGAAAATCTAATCGTTGAACAAAAAAATGTTCAGACAGCTAGTTTTGATGTAAAAAATCGTGTTTTAACAATTCCTACATTGAATAACAATATTCAACCATACCTTTATGATCTTTTTGTTGGTCATGAAGTATCCCACGCACTTTATACTAAGTTGGAAGATATAACAAAATGTCTGAATCTTGGTATTAAAAAATCAATTCTTAATGTTGTTGAAGATTCTCGTATCGAAAGAAAAATAAAAGACAAATATCCTGGTTTAAAATTCTCTTTTATTAAAGGTTATCGTGATCTTTGGGATCGTGACTTTTTTGGTGTAAAAGATATACCATTTGAAACAATTAATTTAATTGATAGAATCAATCTTGTTGAAAAAGTTGGTGCTCAATTACAAATCAAATTTAATGAAATAGAACAAGAATTATTAAATGAAGTAAGAAAAACAAAATCATTTGATGATGTTATTATTGTTTCAAAAAAAATTCAAGATTACATGCAACAACAACTTGAAGAACAACAAAAAATGAAAGAATTTGAACCTGATGACCAAGAGGATCAAGAGGATGATTTTGATGAAAATGATGAAAAAAATATGAATTTAGATTCCGATTATGGTGATTCAGATGAAAATACAGAAGAATCTGATTCCGAAAATGGTGAAGAAAATGAATCTTTAGAAAATGATTTTTATGAAAAAAATGATAACAAAGATGATTCATTAAAATCTTTTACTGATGAAGCTTTAAATAAAAATCAAAAAACATTATTTGAAAATTCTGGTATTGAATATGAATATTATAATATTCCAGAAATGAAAACTGTTGATGATTATATTATGAATTATAAAATAATTGTAAAACAAGTGAAAGAATATGAAAGAGAATTATTAAATAATTCTTTTTACAATGAATTGTTAGGACACAAAAAAGAAAAATATTTATCATTTAAGAAAAATGCAAATAAAATTGTTAATTATATGGTAAAAGAATTTGAATTGAGAAAAAATGCTGATCAATTAAAGAAAGCATCAACATCAAAAACTGGTGATTTGAATTTGTCTAAAATATTTTCATATAAATTTAATGAGGATATTTTCAAAAAAATCAGTATTGTGCCACAAGGTAAATCACATGGTCTTGTTTTGTTTCTTGATTGGTCAGGTTCAATGGTCGAACATTTGCACGAAACAGTAAAACAATTATTGTATATTACCATGTTTTGTAAAAAAGTTAATATTCCATTTGAAGTTTATGGATTCAGTGATAGACTTAGTTTTGGAGATATTCCTGAACAAAAAGAAAAAATGGAAAGAATTGTATCTGATATAAAAGAAAATGATATTGTATTGGATGTTGTATTATTAAATTTTCTTTCAAGTAAAATGAATATGGAAGAATACACATACATGTCAACAGTTTTATTGGATGTTTATAACGATGATACTATACCTAATTTTATGAGATTAAGTGGTACACCTTTAAATGATGCAATTATTGTTGGTATGAGATTGGTTAATCAATTTAAATCAAAAAATAATTTACAGATAGTTAATACAATTATTTTAACTGATGGTGAAGGTAACTATTTAAGGAATTATTACGATGCAAATAAAAGATCAGTTCATATGAATCCATTTTATTCATCTAGAAGAATTAGTGTATTGAGAGATCCTGTATCCAAAATTGAAATTAAAATGCCAAATTATGGCAGAATGGATGCTACAAGTGAATTAATTAAAGGTCTTAAAAAGATTACAGATTCACATGTAATTGGATTTTATTTGGTAAACAAAAGATATTTCAAAAAAACCGTTTTAGATTTTACTCCACCAGCTGCAAAAGAATATGTTGAATCAACATTAAGAAATGTAAATCATTCGGTTGTAACATCGGTTGGTTTTGATGAATATTACATTCTTAAAATTACAGATTTGGAAAACGAAGAATTTGAAGTAGAGGATAATGCATCAAAAAGAAAATTGATAACTGCCTTCTCAAAATATAACAAATCAAAATTGGAAAATAAAGTAGTGTTAAATAAATTTATTAAATTAATAGCATAGGAGTTAAAAAATGGAACTATTAACAGTATATACAGAAGGAACTAGAATTGCCAAAGTATTTAAAATGTCAGATAACATCTATCTTACAGAATGTTGGTATGACAATAAAATTCTGAACAAGAATATGTATAGTCAATTAGAAGATGCTAAGACATACGCAAATGCATTTACCAATGTTTCTAATCCACAACAACTTAATGGATAATTAAATGGAAGAAGAATATTTTCCAGATGAAGTGATCGAAGAAGCTAATTATATCATTGAAAGATGTAAAGCTGCTAGATTATGGAACTTTAGATGCACCATGGATAAAGTGAAGTTTATTAAATTAATTAAGTTATATTCACAAAAGAAAAAGAAATTACCATTAGGTATTGATATTGATAAAAGATATTTGGAAAAAAAGTTAAAAAGTCTAAGTGACAAAGATTTAATAAACAAAACTTTATTGGGTGAAATAACGGATGATATTATGTACAAATTAACTGTAATATCTCCATCTTATGAAGAAGCATTATTTACGGTAATGGCTTATTTACCAATAACAGAAATATATGATTATGATGGGGACAATTTTGAAGATGAACAATAATATGGATGATAACACAAAAGAAATTTTATATATTCTTCAAGAAGAATGTGCAGAAGTAACACAGGCAGTATCAAAAGTGTTTAGGTTTGGATTTGATGCCAGATGGCCAGATGATACTACACCAAACAATAAAGAAAAGTTAGAGGAAGAGATTGGTGACTTATTGGCTATGATTGATATCTTAGTAAGAAAAACCACTCTATCAGATTCAAACATTAATGATGCAAGACATAAAAAGATTGAAAAACTTAAAAAATGGTCCACAATTAAGGATATTTAAAGTGAATTATATTGGTTATATTGAAAAAACAGGTAAAAGAAAACCAACATTTGAAGTAATGGTAAAATTTCTTGATGATGTAAGGAAATACAGAGAAGTTACTATTGTTGAAACTGGATGTTGCAGACAAGAAGATAATTTTGAAGGTGATGGAATGTCAACTATGATTTTTGATAGTTATGTTAATGAACACGGTGGACATTTTTATTCAGTCGATATTTCACAAGAAAATATTGATTTTGCCAAATCAAAATGTATTAGTAGTAATACACAAAATATATGTTCAGATTCTATACCATTTCTTTTTGGTTTCAATAACAAAAATACTGTTATCGATTTACTTTATCTGGATAGTTATGATTTTGATATGGCCAATCCGCATCCATCATCTCTCCATCACATTTTTGAATTAACTGCGATTATGCCTTCATTAAGAATCGGTTCTCTTATTGTAGTAGATGATAATTTTAATCCTGGAAATCCTGGAGAGACTGGTGTAGGAAAAGGTGGTTATATTAAACAATTCATGGAACATTTAGGTAAACCTATTGCAGTAGCCGGTTATCAATGGATTTGGCAACTATGACACCAGATCAATTAGTTAAATTTTTAAAGAGAGTATATGTATGGTTGCCACAAAACCATACAATGCGAAATGAAATTAAACAAGTAATTTTACAATTAGGAGGAGATGTTTTTAATCTCAATTAATATATTATGAATATCAGTGACTTTCATTTTTTCGATATTACAGTACAAGGTTTAAATTTGTTTTCTTTTGTTCTAGGTATGTTTTATGCCTCAACTTTATCATGGTATAGAAGAACTGCCTTTATCCAAGTGGTTATATACTTTATGGGATTAGCTCTATGGTATTGGGCCAAGTATTACTTTCAGACACATCAATAATGCTTTATGTTTCAAGCCTCCAAGCCCGCTTGACAAAAAGTCCTAAATAGGTTATAATACCATATGATATTAAAAAAGGTCGTTCTTTCCAATACTACTACGAAATACCGATGGATAAATTCGGATGGTATAATACAGACAGAATGGTTCTATAACTTTTCAGAGGCACTTCAATGGATAATTAATCACGATAGAGAAAAATACAAAAATATAGTTTGGATTCATAACAATAAGAACAAAGGAGCATCTAATGAGATACAGAGCAACCAGTTTAACGATGAAACAAATTGAAATCATCTATATGACTACACTAAATCTCAAAAAATTTCCAACAGATGTAAACATGGAAGGTCTTTATAAATTTGTATGTGCTATCGAAGATGCATTAAAAAGAAAACAGGAAGAATACTAAAAATGAAAAAAACACTCCTAGTATTGACACTATTAATGACTAGTTTTTCAGTCTATTCAGATATACCACCAGCTCTGGCAGAGAAACATCCAGAGCTTGAAAGATCAGAAAGATATTTGATTCATAAGTATTTGTCATCATTACATCATGAGAAGGATTTGAAAAATGTCAAGAAAAACAAAACCTCAAAAATTTCGCACTACTGAACACGCTGCTCGATATAGGGCAAATCAAAAGTCTTGGTTAGAATTAGTAAAAAAATACGAACCTATCAAAAAGACTATCAAACTGGACAAGATGGAAAAACTAAGTCATAGAGGATATGGTAAAGTTATTCCATCAGCTCCAATATCTATGGATCCATGTACTAAATCAGAAATTCAAAAATACACTGGTACTAATATGCTGGGTATCGCAACTCTTCACAAATCCAATTCAATACCAGTATTCAGACAAGAAGATGCTATTGATATCGCTAAAATGAGAAGGTAATATATTATGATAATGAAAGTAATCAGTAGAAAGAAATCAGGAACAGTCACTACAACCAAATCAAGAGATACTCGGTCAGGTAGAGTAAAAACTACTCGATCTGTAAAAGAAGGTAATGTAAGAAGAAATATGACTACTGGTAAAAAAACTAAACTTTGGTGATATTATGAGTGAAGTAAACCAAACAATTAAAGAAAGAATAAGAAATCTAAGAGCAAAGATGCTAGTCCATTCATACATCTATTATGAACTTAATGATTCTATCGTAAGTGATGATACATGGCAAAAATGGGCAAATGAACTAGCAGAGATTCAAAATAATAATCCAAGTGAATGTAAAATAGATTTTTATGATTGGGAGTTTGTTGGTTGGGATGGTACTACAGGCCATCATTTACCATACAAAACCCCTTGGAGTAGAGCAGTGGGTGATAGAATACTAAAATACCATTACGCCAATCAGAAAAATTAATGAGAATTCTGAAAAAATTCTTGGATGATTCTTTCTGCTTCTTCAACAGTTTCTGGGTTTCTAGCAGTAACATATGATTCTAAATCAGTGGTATAACTTCTTGATGTTGTATTGATAAGTGATTTGAAATACTCTAATAAGTCCATGATGATTCCTTAGTTTTCCTTTTGAGAATTATTGTTTGTTATCCTTTTGGGATATTCAAATATATTTATGTTGCTTAGCAACATTTTTCGAAAATTTTATCAGTCTGGTCCGAAAAAAATTTTAGGAATCCAAAAATCGAAATTTCCGAAATCCGGCCTAAAAATAAAAATTTGAAAAATTCAGTTTGGGCCATATACACTTTTTTTATTTTTTTATTTTGACCTCTCTATAAGCGGACCTTTCTCCCATAAAAAAAGGACTCCTATGCGGAGCCCTTATGCGGCCATATGCTGACCTTGGAACCAATAATCCTAAGCTGCTTTTACTATCTCAACCTTACTCGGTTTCCTTGCTGCTTTCCGCAACTCGGTTCCGACTGGATTTTTTAGTCTCTGTAATTTTGCCTCTAATTCGGCAATTTTCCGAACTTTTTTGGCCATTCTATCTGCCTTCCGTGCTGCTGCCATCTCTTGTTTCTGCACTCTAATGGCATTCTTAATGAGTTTTGCTGAGGCCATTAGTTCTTTTGCTAACTCTACTCGGGTATCCACATCGAGGTCGCTTAATCCAAAATTTGCTATAATGCTCATAATATATCTCCTTAGATTTTAATGCCTTGCTGTGTACAGTCTAATATAAACAATACTAGAAAGGCAAAGAAAGTAATACCGGTAAATACGTAGTTAATTTGTGCCGCTTCTTTTAAGTCTTGCATTATTAGTGATATTGTTTTCATATTAAACTCCATAGAAGCCACAGGCTTGAATAAATTTGAGAGTATCGAATTTGGGATTATCTTTTGTTAACTCGATAGACAATTCAACAACGGTTTGGAATAATACGTCTTTTTGTTTGTCTCTCTCATATGTGTTAACCATGAATCTGAAAGATTTTGCGATTAATTCGTAGTCTTTTTTAGTCATTTTGTTGTCTTCCTTTTATTAGTGTATGTGTTTATTATACCAGAATATTTGGTATTTGTCAAGCATTATTTTAAGATTTTTTGCATTCCATATTATACACTAATTTTGATAAAACCAGGATTGTAATAATTGCTAATCCAATTGCAATATAATTTGCGAGAACATTAGTAAGAATTAGCGATATAGCAATTCCTGATATAACGCAAATTGATAGGACTTTGATTGTGTTTAATAAAGCTTTTAAATTCATATTGTCTTCCTTTTATTAGTTTGTATGGATTCATTATACCAGGAAATTCGGTATATGTCAAGCATTATTTTTGCATATCGTACACTAATTTGCCCATTAGTGCTACCGTACCAAATCCTAATCCTATTACAATATAATTAGCGGGAATTGTAGTAAGTGCAATGGATATTCCTGTTCCTACTATAAATGCACTCACAAATAGTAAAACTGTATTATATAATGCTCTTTTGTTCATATTGTTTCCTTTTATTAGTGTATGTGTTTATTATACCAGGAAATTCGGTATTTGTCAAGCACTAATTTTAACTTTAATTAATCTTTTTATATCTGTTAATACAGCTCCATGTATTCTTTTAATCTGTCCATTCTGATATGATGTCCAACATATATTCTTTATTCATAAAATAAGTACCTTTCGGTAACCACGAAAAAGGAATATAATCACCCTTAAACATGTAGGCACCATGAATATTCCTATACGATTCTTTTTCTGGGTGAATGGCGTAAATTATTACTTTATAACCACATCTAGTTTTATAGAATTTGCCAACCTCAATTTTTTCGTTCATGATATTGTCTCCGTTTGTTTATTGTATGGATTCATTATACCAGATTTTTTGGTAT